TTAGACCTCGAAATTATCTGCCTCTACGGTGTTCGCCCCGACGTGCGAGATCCCATCCGTCACGTTGCCCCTGGTCCTCGCGCCGTGGATATGATTATAGTTTCCATTATTCATTTCCCTGATCCCGTATTGTTGAGTGGGTGTCCCCTGGTCGTCGATTGAGACGACGCCGGAGATCTCGTTGTAAAGGCAGGCCGTGCCCGTGTCGTCTATCCGCACGCCGTCCCCGGCCCCGATTTGGCCATTATTCCGGCATAAAATATACCCGACGATGGAGTCAAGTACCCCGTCCTGAAGCCGCACGCCGTGGTAGCCGTTATAGGCCGCCACGCCTCCGCAAATAACGATGCCCTTCGAGGTTTTAACCGAAAAACCGTTCTTGTCGTTATAGAGGGCCCGGTTGTTGTTTAGCGCGGAGCCGTCGACTGAGGTCAGGGCAAAGCCGTCGCCCCCCATCGTTGTCAGCTCGTGCGAGTATTTGACTATGTTGCCCTCGAGTGTGTTCGGATAATTCGTGATCTTGAACCCGCTCCCGTCGTAGGTGGTATGCCCCAGATTTCCCCGGAAGATGCAATCGCGGCCGTCCGTCGAATAGACATGGTGGTTCATGGAGTTATAGAATTTGTTCGCCTCGATAATAAGCCCCCGGCAGAGTGTCGAGCTTTCGCCGTCGATATTCAGGGGCGTCCCCGAGGCCGACAATAGGATCCCCTGGACGCATTTCAAGATGCGGTTGCCGCGGTAGTGGGAGTTAGCCGCAGCCTGGCAGCCGATCGCCGCGTGGTAAGTGTGGCCCGTTCCCGGCCAGGTCGAGTAATTTCCCTCGATGGTATTGTTTTCCAAATTGACGTTGTAGCTTTCCTTGATGAAGACTCCATAGGTGTGCGGATTTTTGAGATAACAGTTAAACAGGCCTCCCCCATAGGTCTGGTAGAAATCGACCAGGGCCGGCCCGATGGAGCCGTCGTCGGTCACGGTCCCGTCGCCCTCGATCATGAGGTTCACAAAGCGGACGTTTTTGCCCGTGACCTTGAAAACGTCCGTAATGCTCGGCGTGTAGATCCTGGAGCCGTTCCCGAGGCCAAGGATGGTGATATTGTCGTTGGCCACGGCGAGGCACGGGTTGGGCGCGGCGGCCTCCACCATATAATCTTCCTGGGGAATCATGAGGACGCCGCCGGACGTCATGGCCGTCAGGGCCGCCTGGAGCGAGCTATATTCCCTGACGTCGACATAGGGTCCCCGGAGAAACATATCCTCGATCTTGTAAGTCGTCACCCCCACGCCCGAGACTTCGATGTCGTAGCGGCCGGACCTCGCGAAAAACTGGAATCGTCCGAGCGAGTCCGTCTGGAAGGGGTTGTCCTTCTCTATTGTGCCCTCGATGTTCGAGTAGATCGTGGCCTTCGTGGACATGTTCGCGAGATAGACGGTTACGCTCGTCAGGATCGGCTTGCCCTGGTCGCTCAGAACCGCGTCAAAATGTCCTATCATGGCATCCTCCTATTAGTAAAGCTCCAGGTGCAGAAGGCATCTTCCGCCGGCGTTCTGCGGCTCCGTGATCTTGATCTCATGGAACCCGTCCGAGGTGATCAGGTCCGTGATGTCCATCTCGCCGGTGCCGGTCGTGACGAAGGCGTGGCTCGAGGTCCCGTCGCCCAGGGCGGCCAGGCCGCACTTCGCCAAGATCTGCGAGGTCTTGTCCACGCCATCGATGTAGACCTTGAGGGCGTTCGGGTAGGTCTTTGGCGACCCGCCGGCGTTGGCGGTCGAGCCCGTGATGGCGTCGCCGCCGGCGGCAGCCATATCGCCGGTGATGGCTACGGCATCATTGCCGGCATTACCTGTGTTCTGTAGACTGCCCTGGCTTGTGAACCAATATTGGTGGTAATGATTGGGCTGGGTGCCGGCAAGAGTCCCCTTTCCGTGCACGTGTGTCGGCTGGCCGAGGCTGCCGGCGCTATGAAGGTGTTGCTTGAGCTCCGAGTAATAGGCTTGGTGGAGCTTGGCGCCCTTGAGCTCTAAGAGCACCTTGCCCTCGGTCGCGGCCTTCTTGAACCGGAAGAGCATCGAACTCTCATCCTCGCCCGCAGAGTTATAGACGACGTTGTCCTCGTGAAAATAACGGAGCGGGTTCGACCGCCAGGCGAAGTTATTGAGTGACGAGAGGAAGACCGCGATCTGCCGGTCGGTTGGGGTCCCGGCTGGCCAGGAGATCTTCGTGTTCAGGAACTCCTCGAGGACCGGCGAGCCGGTCGCCTTGTAAACAATTTTAACCTGCTTCCCGGCATCGTTCTGGTTGAATTCGACAAGGCCCGTTCCCTCGCCGTCCGCCGGGGGGTAGTCGACCCGGAATTGGCTCTGGGCCGGTGCGGTCAAGACCTCCGTGAAATATGTGCCGGTATCATAGCACCAGACCGTAATCGAGGTCGGCGTGTTTTTTCGCGGCACCTCAAGAAGTTGGATGAGATAGGGTGACGATGCCGGGATGTAGAGATTATCCTCAGTCTTGTCGATGGCCATGTCGGCATCGGTAAAAACATTTTTCCGCCAGTTCGCATAGCTTTCCTTGAATCTCTCGGTTGGTAATGGCATCTTAGTCCTCCTTCATAAAAGTTCCAGGATCGCGTACTCCCGGACAAATTGTAGATTCACATCGGCCAATTGGTGCTGGACCGTGACCTTGAGGTCTTTAGCCGCGCCGCTGTCCTCGGAGGCCGTCCCGTGAATGGGCGAGTGCGACATGATCACGCTATCGGCCAGGTCGCCGATCCCCGCGGTCGCGCCGTCGTAGTCGCCGAGCGCGATTTTCCCTCCCAGGATCTGGGCATTCGCCGCGTTCTGGTTGACCAGGAAAATCGACAGAAAGAAGGGCCTCGAGGTCGTCGCATTCGGGATGGCACTGATAATGTCATCATAAAGCGTCGTCGCCCCGAACTTGATCCTGATCGTGAGGTGTCTCGCCGCGCCCGTTTGATTGTAATATCTCCCGATGATCGTCAGTCGCAGCACCCCGGTTTCACCGAGAAGCCCTGCAGGCACCGTATAGCTGAAGATATCTCTCTCGGTAATATCATTCGCAATTATGAGCTGGGTCGCGGCCCGGTTCTGGACCTCGACCTTATCCTTGGCCGTTTCCGCGGAGATCTCGGTCGAGAGCTCCTCAGTCCTCTTGTCGCTCAACCGCTGCTCGTCATCCATGCGCTTGAGTTGTCCGACGAATTGCTGCTCGAAGGGGATGAGTACGGCGCCGCATTCGATCTCGCCCAGGGTCCCGGCCGATGAGATTCTGTAGAGCACCCGCTTCAGCGGGGCCGTGTAGGTCGAGCTGTCAAAGGTCGTGATCACGATCTTACCCTTGGCCTCGATCTTCGCCTTGGTCGTATCGAAGAGCACGTTCTTGATCTTCGCCTTGACCTTCGTGTCCTTTTTCTCCGCCAGGACCTGGCCCGCCCACTGCAGCGCGTCGGCGGTCGACAGGATGTCCGGCGCCGTCACCACCTCCTCCCGGAGGCCGTAGGCGGAAATTGAACCCGGGTCCGAGACGCTGCCCACAATGTTCGTCCCGCCGGCCTGAATCTTGCCGTTCTTGACGTAGAGCTTATTCCGGATCCCCTGCGGGTCCTCCTCGAGATCGATGTCCTGGAACTGCCGGCCGGCCCAGTACCAGTAATGGGGCTCGGTGTCGATCGCCCGGAAGTAGAACTCGCGCGCGTCATCGACTCCGAACTCGTAGCCCTGGGCGATGTTGGCGAGCTGCTGCAGGGCGTCCTTGGCGAAGGCATAGTCGAAGGTGATGTCCGTGACCGTGTAGGTGGTCGCTTCGATTTTGCTCGCGTTGTACCCGATCTGCGTGTTGGGCGCAACGATGTTTTGGATGATATCCTTGATGATGAGACTGACCTCCTGCGATTGGTAGGATTTCGTGACCGTCACCCAGTCGAGCTGCTCGAAGAACCCGAACCCGATGTAACGGTAGGGCGGCTTCTGGCCCGGCTTCGGGGTCGTCTGGATGAACCCGGAGAACCAGGGCGTCGTGTCGAAATAGGGATGGACGTCGACGCGCGTCCGGTAGGTGACCGGGAAGGGCGGCAGGGAATCCAGGACAAAGGAAAAGGCGCCGCAGCCGAAGTCCATGAGCTCGAACTCGATCTCCGAGATCCTGCCGAGCTGGACGTCGGCCCCGAGCTCCCCGACCTTCACCTGGGAGACATCATAAAAGATGAGCTTGAACCCCTTGACCGTGAGCTCGGGCGGGACATAGGTAGGTATGCCCGTTTTTATGCCTAATAATCTTTGCTCTCGGAGCCGCTTTTCCTCTCTCAGTCTCGGCATCTTAGATCCAACATTCAAAATACTGCATCGTGATTTTCACGACCGCGCCGGTGTACTTGAAGAGGTTCGACCGCCCGCCGAGCAGCCTCAAAAACATCCCGCTGAACTTGCTGATGATATCCGTCGTCCCCCGCTTCACTGTGCCGTTGACGCAGTCGACGGTGACGGTCGTTCCGCTTGTGTTGAGTGAGTCCTGGATCCTGAGCTCGCGGGCGCTGTCGGTCTCGTTCTCGAGGCGGAAGTCGGGATTGTCGGCCAGGTTCTCGAAGATGATAGTCGGAAAGACCTCGATCTTGCCGCCGATGTCCCATTGGAACTCGTAGGGCGAGCTCGTGATCGTGATCTCCTTCATCTTCGCCGTCTTCCCGTACCAGAACGGGTCCACGGCCAGCATCCGGATCGTGACGATGCCGTAGTTATAGCCGACGTTCGAGGGGTACTCGTGAGAGACCTCTTCGATCTTCCGGATCCTGATCTGCCGGTCCCGGTTCTGGACCTTGAAGTCCTCCTTGATGATCTGCTCGGCCAGGGCATCCCATTTGGCGTTGTACTCGGAATCGGAGAAGGCCCAGATCTTCCCTGAGATCTCGATTACCCGCTGCGCGAACATGCCGTCCGAGACGTCCTTGGCGCCGTGCGAATAGGCAACATCGAGCAGCGCGCTTTTCTTCGCGATCGGCTCGGACCGGACCTCGAAGGTTTTCGGCAGATAGAATTCCTGCCCCATGCTGTCGATGATCTTGATTTTTTCATCCGCGGCCTCGACATAAATCACGGGGATCGCCATCAATACCTCCTTCCCTTAGAGATCGCCTGCTTGACTCGCTCAGCCAGGCGCTGCGAAATCTTGTCGACGTCGCCGGCATTCTGGATGTTGCCGTAGAAATAGTTGGATTGCCGAATTGTCACTGCGCCGCCGGCCATGGCAAAAGCTGGCTTTAAATCTTTTAACGGGATGACCGCTTCTCCCGGATGCAAATAGGCTAAAGTCTCCTTATTGATAATGCCACCCTCGGCCAGGGGGATCGGCTGCTTGGCGATCAGTGCAACTTGCACGGCCCCCATGATTCCCACGGCTATCGCCAGGGGGATGTTCGGGAGGGCCTTCACGACGGCAGCCGCGGTATTGACGATCGCACTGATTAGGGCGACCGCCTTTTCCTCGATGGCCGCCTTTCTTCTCAGCCTCGACTTCTCACTCTCCAGGTCTTCAGCGATTTTCTTCTCGGCGTCTGCCTTCTCCTGCTCGAGTTTGCTCATGGCCGCATCGCTTTCTTTTTTCAGCGCTTCCAGCTTTGCGTTTTTGGCCATTTCCAGATCGGTCAGCATTTTCTCTCTTTTTTTCTCGTCCTTGACGTTCCTCTCTATGGCCTCGACCTTGGCTGCGTATTCGGCCTCGGCGGCCGCCTGGGCGTTAGCCGTCGTTGAGTCAAGGGCCGACTTTTTTGTCTCATATTCCGTGTTCACGGCCTCGGTCTTCATCTTTTCTTCATTGTCGATCCTGATGCTCTCGTTCGTGAAGGCCTGGGAAAAGAGATTGTCGATATTTCCCACGAGGGAGGAGATCGCGCGGGCGATCTTATCGACCATCTCGTTCTTCCAATCTTGGAAAATCTGCTTGGCGGTTTTCTTCCCCTTTGCGATAAGGGCCGCGTAATATTTGTCTTCCTGTGCCAGGAGCGTCGCCTTTTGATCCGAAGAGAGTTTCTCGGAGTCTTTGATTTCTTTGACTCGTACCTCGTGCTCCTCTTTGATGTTCTCCCTTACCAGGCTCCATTCCGACATGGTCAGTTTCTTGATCGAATCGGTGAACGTTTTCTTCTTCGCCTCAAAATCTTTGAGGGCCCGGATGCGCTCGACCGTCTGCGCATCCTCCTCATCAGCGATCTGCTTGAGGAAGCTTATTTTGTCGGTGAGCGCCTTGTCGTCGATGGACTTGACTTGAGCCTCATAGGCCCGGCGAGCCAGCAGGAGAAGCGCATCCCTCTCCTTGCCGGCGGGAATTTCCTTATTGATCTGATCCTGCCTTTCCTTGAAGGTCGCCTCTGCGGCGAATTTCTCATAGGCATATTCGGACAAGGTCAGCTTCTGGATTTCATCCGTGAGACTTTTTCTTGCGGTTTTTATCTTATCCGTGGTCGTTTCACTCTGGCGGGAGAGATCGCCGAGATGCTTGAGAAACTCTTCCAGGTCCTTACTCGCCTTGTCATAGGCTACGCCCTGCTCGTCCACAGCCTCGCCGTGTTTTTTCAGCACGAAGATGAGTTGCTCCTGGAGGTTCTTCCCTTCCTTGCCCGCCAGGATCGCCGCCTTCATCGCCAGGGCGTTCCCGCTGTACTTCTTCTCCAAGTTCATGAATTCCTGCGCGGTCATCCCCACAATCTGCCCGGCCTCCATCATCTCTGTCATCAGTACCTTATTCGCTTCATTGAAGACGCCTTCGGTCCCCGCGGCCTCCCTCATCGCAGCCACGAGCTTATAAATGACGTAGGTGGCCGCCCCTATGCCGGCGATAACAAGGACGATCGGGTTTGTGGCCAAAAATATGAATGCTTTGGCCAGTGCCATGACGCCGCCTGAGATTTGAGGCAGGACCATGACCATGGGCCCCAGGATGGTCGAAAGCGTTCCCAGCCCGGCGATGATCGGAATCAAAGTTGAGGCCAATTTCTTATGCGACTCGAACCAGGCCATGACCGACTTGACGATTACGCCCACTTTTTCGACGAGGGGAATAAGTATGGGGACGAGCTGAGCTCCGATGACTTTCATCAGATCGGCGAAGCTCGTCTTGAGTATCCTTAACTGGCCGGGAAGCGTCTGCCCCATCGCCGCCGCGGTGCCCTTGAAATTCAGGTCCAAATCATGAAGGATAGCGTTGAAGTCGCCCGTTTTCTTGGATTGATCCGAGAGCACGACCCCGTATCTCGCCAAAGATCCCGCCTGGCCCGTGAACCCCTTGCCCAGGGCGATGGCTATGGACTGGAGGTCGGCCTGCTGGCCCGTCGCTTTTTCCGTCGCGGCTGCCATGTCAAGAAGCCGCGGCGTGATCGCCGCGATCTGGCGCTCGTTAAGCTGGAAGGTGGCGAGCATCGCCATGGCGCTCTTGATCTCATCATTACTATAGCCCGTCGAGGCCTGCAGAGAGGAGGCGTACTGGACGAGCATCTCCGCCCCGTTCTTCGCGGCCCCGGCCACATTCGAAAGGGCGGTCTTCAACTTTGTCGTTTGTGCCTCCGAGCGGGCACTCTCCTCGATCGATTTAGTGAAAAAGGCTGTCAGAGCGCCGCCGACAATAGTCATCGAGGCCCCGATCGCCGTGAAGGTCTTTCTGTGACTCTCCAGTTTCTTTTGGGCGTTGTCCAACCCCTTCTCAAGCGCGGAGGTATCGACCCCGATCCGGATCAGAAGCGATTTGATGTCCATTATTCAACCTTCAGCTTTTCTTTCAATTCTTCCAGCTCTTTTTTCGCCCCTTCCTCCGTCAGGGCCTTCTTGCCCTCCGTCTTAGGATAGACTTCCGGCAATAAATCCGAACCGGCGATTTCTTTTCCCGTGAGACAGCTTACGATCACGCTCCCCAGCCAGGCAAACTTGCGCCATTCGCGGTCCTCCCTCTCCTTGAAGTGCTCCTTGAACTCGGCCGGCGTTATTCTTTCGAAGTCTTCGTTCGAGATTCCGAAGGACCGGGCGAGCTTTCTTTCTTCTTCGAAGGGGTCGATTTCTTTTTTTTTTGGGGCTCGCCGCCGAAATCCCTGGTTATAGCATCCGACACGATGTTGACGATATCGGATATCGTGTACTCCTCCGGGATCTTGTCATCGATGAGCTTCTCGACCTGCTCGGCCGTGAGCTGCGGGTCCTCCCAGGCCAGGCCGGCCCAGGCCACGAAAGGCATCTCGTCGACCTTCATGTTGAGGATGTCCTCGACGGACCGGTCGCCAAACTTCTGCCTGATCAGGCGTGCGGCCCCGAAGCCGTATTTAAGACAGCGGGGTCGGTCGAGGTTCAGGACATAATCCTTCATGGCAGCTCCAGGGCGGCAATTGTGAGCGCCGTCACACCGCTGTAGGTGAGCTGGACCTTGCTCAATGGGTCGTTGAACCTCTCCTTCGAGAAGGGCCCGATCATCCGTTCCTCGCTCGCTGGGATGGCGACGGCGACGTCATGGTCGAAGCCCTGGCTGCAGAGGGCCTGTGAATTGACGGTCACAGTCTGCGGGGACGTGTGCGCATTCTTGACGTGGATGAGGACGCGGCCGCTGTTCAGGAAGGCATCCCCTCCCGCGCTGGCTGCGGCATAGGTCGGAGTGAGCCCGGATAGAACGATATGCTGGACTGTTAAGTCTGACACTTCTTCCCTCCTTTATGGGGTGACGGTGATGATGCCATTCGACTTCAGGGAGAATGACGCCGTGGCCGCTCCCCCTTCGGGTCCCTTGACGGGGGCCTTGGTGAGCCGGAACTTGCCCTGATAGGTTTTGGCCGGCGTGATGAGCTGGAGCTGGAGTTCCTTATCCTCCCAGAAGCCTTTTTCCATCTCGAGCCAGCCGGCGTCGTCCTCTATGAGGAAGCCGTCGAACTCGAGGTCGATGGATTTGTTCCCAGGCAGGCTCTCCTCCCATCCCTGGGAGTCCTTGTCGGTGACATCCATGGCGCCCAGGTTCTTCGTCATCGTGGCGTCCTTCTGCCCGCCGACTTTCGTCCAGACGGGCGAGCCTTCCGTGCCGGTGTTGACCTTGATGAAGACATCCGTTCCTGCAACTTTCATGGTTTTTTAACCTCCTCTAAAATTACCTCGGGGATTCTCTTCAGGCGGAAAATGTAGCGAAGCTCCACCTTATAGAGAACTTTCCCGATGACTCTTTTGACAGCATGCTGGACGGCATGGAGCCAGACCCGCACGCCGTCAGTCTCTACTCCCTCCGTTCCGATCCCGATCATGTAGTCGAGAAGGGAAAGCGCGTCTTGATAGCCTCTGGAATAGATCGAGACGGGAAGGGCGATATCCTCATCCTCATTCCACTCGCCGGCCACGGTCAGCATGGTCCAGGGCATCTCGACCCAGCGTGGGATGTCTCTCGTCTCGTCCTTATCGTCAAAGACAGAAAGGCCCTGGATTTTCGACCTCATGATTCCACCCAGATTGACAATAACGGGCGGCCTCTCAGGTTTCGATTTCTCCTCTCGAGCCAGAGGCTTCCCCCGCTCATCAACGAGCGTCGGTGGAGCCGGGGCCTCTTCCGTGTTCCCGACCTCCTCAATCACTTCGGACTTATCTTTTTTTTTCATGGGTCACTCCTCCTCAATGAGATACCACCAGCGAACGACCGAGTGGCGCGTCGATTCATCCTCCCTGAGGTTCGTCACCCCGTCGAGCTTGTCCCGGATAATGCGGAAATCCGGGCTGAGATCGAGCTTCCGCTGCGTCAGGGCGATGTATATCTGGTTCAGGATATCCTTCGCCTCTTTCATCCCGGCATATTGGGAGAAGATATGGAGAGTCGACGTCACTTTCAGTACATTCTCTCCCTTGGCCGACTCGTCGACCGCCGTGGTCTCACCCAGGGCGACGAAGGGATAGGGTGCATCGTCGGGGACGGCGTCATAGACCGGAGTGCTGAGTGAATTTTTGAGGCGCTGGTAGAGGGCCTCCTGGAGTGCGAGTTCCGGCGATTTCATTTCTCGAGCTTCCCCTTGATCCTTTCATCGGCCCCCTGGATCGATTCCTCGAAAGCCGGCACGAGATAGGGTTTCGCCCTTGACCGCCGAGTCCCGAGCTCCACATAGGGCGCATAATCCGTGACGGTGCCGACCTCGGCCTCAGCGCCATCCTTCAGGATATCGGTCGTCATTGACCGCAGCAGGGTCCCGGTCACGACCGATTTATTCGCGATCAGGTTCTCCTTGGAGCGCCTCTCCGTGGCCTGGGCGATACTCTTAATCTCCTCCTTTGACAGGGTCCCGCATTTTTTTGCGAGTTCCGAGATGGCTTTATTGATCTCCTCCATGCCCTTGACTTCGAGCTTGATCTTCATTCCTTCGACTCCTGGACGTAGATCTTCAGGAAGATGCCCGCCTGGTTCCAGTTATCCACAAGGGAGATCGAGAACGTCCTCCCGTCGAGCCTCATTCGATCCTTCTCCGTGAGCCCGGCGAAATAGGGGCCGTAGACAACGGCGTCGGCGCTGATCTCCCGCTTGTCCAGGTAGGCCTGCTCCCGGGCCCTCGGCGACTGCATCCGGCACGGCCAGCCCGTCTTGAACGGTGTCCAGACCTCCTCGTGCCCGCCTATGCCATCCTCGGTCCTGCCCGTCAATCTCTCGAAGTCGGCCTTCAGGTTGCAGAGCCCGTTCATAGAAACACGCCCCTCCTATTGATGTAGCGATGGAGAATCCGGTCCGCGTCCAGGATCCCCGTATAGACCGGCGCCGGATTATCGTAGCGGTAGTCCCCCAAGGTCTCGCTTCCCTCGATGAAATGCTTATAGAGCGTCTGGTCATTTTCATCCCTGACCATAATGATGACGGCCTTCTTGACATCCTCGGGCGTCGGCTTCCAGCCGCACTTCCCCAGGACTTGGACATTGCTCCGGCCCTGATCGAAGATACCATCATCAGTCCGCCAGACCGAATATTCGTTGAAGGCCCAGCTTCCCGCTGGCAGTGCCTCGCCGTCGATAAAGATGGAGCTCACGTCGAGGACCCTGAGCCGGAGCGGCAGGAAGAGCTTGTCCTTGCCGTTACCGCTGGCCTTGAGGTCGAGATCCTTCTCGTAGAAAACGTCGCGGGTGATCCTCTCGACGTCCGCCTCGGCCCTGTCGATCCGCGCCTGCTTGGCTTCGTCGCTCAGGCCCGCCGGCCAGTTGTCAATGTCAGTCTTCTGGATGTAGTTCGACATGCCTCCGCACTCCTAAAAAAAGGGAGCCGGACTCGCTTCTACTTCTTGCCCTGTCTCTTCCCCTTGCTCCTATTCTGCGGCTGCTGGCGCTGGGCGATCTCCTCGACTTCGATGTAGGGGAATTTCTTGAACTCGGCCACGAGTCCCTCATCCTGCGTATCAATAAACGAGTCCTTCTGCAGGAAGACGGGCTGTCCCTTGTACGGAATCTCGCGCGTCGGCCCGAAATTCCAGGCTCTGTAGCTCATCACCGGATCTTGAGGTTCTTGATGAAGACGACGGCGTTCAGGTTCTCGACCGCGATGTCGGAGCGAATGGAGTAGAAGAAGTAGGTCGACTCCTCGGATGCCTTCCTCTCGGTCTCCATCTTGATGTCCCGCTCCAGCCCGATGATGAAGTTCTCCTTGTGCGTGAGCATGCAGTCGGCCCCGTCGAGCGTGACCTCCTTGACGGTCTCGGCATCGGCACCCGCGTGCGCCCAGACGAGGTTGTCCACCATCGTCAGGGAGATGCCGGCCTGAATCGACGCGATCTTGCAGATCTCGGACTTGTACTCGAGCCCTGCCTTGAAGACGTAGACGTAATCGCCGACCGTGAAATTGTCGGTCGCGGCGGTGTTGAGGACCTTCTGCTCGGCAGCCGAATCAGCGTCGACTGTCGTGTCTCCCCCACTGGCCACGGGCACCGGCAGGTTCGTTGGCATGAGCGGGCAGCCCACGATCGGGACCTTTCCGAATTTAAGGTCCCCGCCCTCGATAATGGCCTTGTCTCCGACGATGGTCGACCGGGAAGCCAGGGAGTCGACGTAATCCTGCTCGAGCTGGTCGTTGACGAAGAAGCGGAAGTTTTCGAGGCCCAGCCTCTTGTACTTGGATGCGAGTTTCTTCAGGGCCTTGGAGAACTTGAACTCCCAGTTATAGGGAGCGGCGGGATTCTGCTCAGCGATGTACCCGTTGGCCAAGGCGAAGTCGCTCGCGCTGCGGCCGTCCAGGATGGTTGCTGACCCCGTGACCAGGTTTGTCTGGTTGAGGATCCTGTAGCGCCAGCCGTTCCAGATGTCGAAGATGTCCTTCGGGGTCTGCCCGTCCGGCGTGGCGTATGAGCTGTAGTAGGCCTCGGCCAGCTCGTTCCCGATCTGCTTGGCGATCATCTGCAGGAGATGGTCAACGAAGGCCTCGCCTTCGATGTTGTCCTCGAGGTCGTCGTCATGGACTTTGACCCCGCCCCGGGCCTTTTTCGAGGTCAGGGCGATCAGGTTCGCCGTCCCGGCGGTCTGGTACTTCGTCGAATCGAAGGCGGCTTCCGGCCACATCACCCGGCCGGTCCCGAGCCCGATGGCCCGGACGTTCTTGGTGGACTTCGCCATCTTGACGAACCTGGCGTGGTCTTTGAGGACGCTCTGGTCGATGACGTAGTCCAGGAACTTGTCCGCCTCCTCGGCCGTGAAATTGATGGTCGAGGGGAAGAACCCCTTCTGGATCGCTACCTTAGAGAGCAGTTGTTTGGGTGATTTCATGGCTATTCCTCCTTCTGAAAGAACGAAGGCCACTTGCCCGGCTCCGGGTCGCCGTCCTGGCCATCGAGGCTCTTCTTGATCCCGGGGATCTCCTCGACCTTCTTGACTCGGGTCTCCAGGCCGTCGGCGACCTGCTTGACCGCGTCCACCTTCCCCGCGAGGTCCTCGGAGCTCCTCTTGACCTGGCCGGCGATGTCCTGGAGCTGCTTCTCGATGCCCCCGAACTTCTTCTCGAGCGTGTCCTTCTCCTCTTTCTCCTTGGCCTCCCTGGCCTTCTTCTCTTCATCTGTCTCCTTTTTGGGGGCCGGGTAGCCGTAGCTCGCGAACTTGGCCAGGGTCGAGATCGCGGTCTTCACGTCATCGGGGAAGTCGGCGACATATTTACCCAGAAGGCTCAGCGCCTTCTTGAGGGCGTCGACCGCATCGGCGCCCAGTGCCTTCAGAGCCTCGGTCTCCTCCTTGGAGGCCTCGCCTACGATTGCCTTTAGAAGCGCAATTAACTCGTCCATGTCTTGTTCCTCCTTGGTGACATAGAATCTCTTGCGAATAGCGGGCCGCTCGACGAGGCTGACCTCTTTCGGTTTGATGTCCATCAGTCTGCGGGCCACGTCTGCACCTCGGCTATTCGGATTCTTTCAGGTCAGATGAAGCGTCGCCGACCCGTGGCGAGCTCCGATCGGAGGAAGGGACTCGCTGGCGTCATCGGCTTGTCCGGCCGGGCTCCCCTGCGGGACTCCGCCAGGCACAAGCGATTTTCAGGCGCCCTTAATTTGCACCTGCGTTCAACCCTAATATAAGGAGTTCTCTCTTGGCGGTCAAAAAAGTGAGGGGGTTTTCACAAAAGGTGAGGGAAGAGGATGGATGCTCAGGCCTCTTCCATCGCCGTCCCGGCCAGCGAGAACCCGGTGAGTTTCCCTTCCTTGATTTGCTGCCAGACCGCCTCGTTGTTGATTCTGAGGGTGAGATACCAACTGCCCTTCTTAACGAAACGGCCGTTTATCTTGAAATCCGCCGGCGCGAGGAAGGATTCGAGGATCCGGATGGTCGGGTCCGGCTCCCCCCTGTGGCGGACCTTGAATTGCTGGGAGTTTTCCATGAAGTAATATTCGGCCTCCCGGATGTCATCCTCCGAGGCCCAGTCTCCCTGGCCGTCGACTGTGTCCGGTTCGTAGACGATGCCGCCGGCAATGTGCTGGTCCTCTTTGAAGATGAAGACTTCGAGGTCCTTTTGGACCGGCCTGGCGAGCGGCTCCTTCGATTTGATGACGCCCTCGGTCCTGAGCTTCTTGCGTTCCTCCGCCCAGCCGGCCTCATCGTCCCATTCGCGTCTCTTATACCAGCCGGCTGGCATGTTGCAGACCTTGCCTATGGGCTCCTCCTGGCCGCACATCAGGCAGCGAGGATGGCCGTTGGGGAACGTCCACTGGGCCCTCTTGAACTCATGAGGCTTCGAGGCCTCGGGCTTCTCCTTGTTCTCGTTGATGCGCTCGGTCTCGGCAACGTACCCGGGATCGTGCTCCCGTTTCTCCATGGGCTGCTTGTCGTCGTCATCGTCCAGCCGCCTGACCATCCACATCCGGCCCTCGGCCATCGGGACATAGGCCCAGAGGAAGTTTCCGTCGAGATAGACGCCGCCGTCGAAGTGGAATTTGTAGGCGTGGCCGTCCTCCTTGGCGTAATAGATGGTCCAAGTGAACTTGTCTATCCTGATCATCGCGCCGTACTTGTTGGTGGTGGCCCCTGGTTCCCCAGGCTGGAAGATGTCAGGCTGGCGGGCGCCGGCTTCCATCCAGCCGAGCGGACCCTGGATGGTCTCGCCCCGGGGCTCGTCCTTGTGCGGCACCTTCCAGTCGCTGCGCAGGCTCTCGCCCTCCTTCTTGAGCTTGTCGAGCTTCGGCAGCCCCTCGAGGTTCCCGATGAAGATCTCGTTGCCCTCCCAGAAATTCGCCGTCCCTTTCCTCAGCCTCATGTCCACGTGCGCGCCGGCGTTGCCGATCGCCCCCAAGAGTACGGCCCTGAGCTTCGCCGGTTCAGCCGCGGCCACCCGGATCCTGTCCCCGACCTTCTTGAGCTCCCCCACCTGCTTCTCATCGAGTCCCATGATGTGGACCTGGGCGATGCCCGTGCCCTTGTCCCCCGCCGCGTACGTCAACCTGCCCTCGGCCTTCTGCGCCGTCCGGCCCAGCCGCGACAGGGCCAGGGCCTGCTCTCTCGTCGTCAGCGCCGTGCCCCCGGCCTTCACTTCCCTCGGGATGGGGTTGTCCCAGGTGAACTTGTCCTCTTTCTCGTCGTGCTTCACTTCCGCGGCCGCTATCTCGATGACGTCGCCAACCTTCGCCTCGAGTGACGTCGCGTAGGTCCGGCCGATCGGTATCCCCTGGGCGATTTCGCACGTGTAGATCCAGCCGCCGCCCTCCTTGGCCTCCTTGCCGGTCACCTTCACGGCCAGGCTCTTGAAGTTCTTGAATTTCGCCCACTCCTGCGTGTGGCCATCCAGGGGGTATTCGGAATTCACGACCTTGCACATCGCGCCTTCCGAATGCGCGACGGCGGCGCATCGCTTCACGGCTGATCGGAAATCGGCTTCCCTGTGGGTCAGGGAGGACTGGACCCGCCGGACAAGCTTCTCGTCGACTTTCCCAAAGAGCTCCGTTAGCGCCTTCTGGCGCTCCATCCACGGCTGGTCATTCAGCGGCTTGCCATCCCGCCACAGGCAGTCGAAGCACTCGACGATGGCCTTGAATGGCCCGGGCTCCTTCGTCGTCAGATAAGAGGGCATGTCCCTCCGCTCGACCTTCTTATCCCCGAGATAGACCAGAAGCTCACCGTCCAGGATGAAGTCGCCAGGATAACTCTCGAGTTCCTTGACAACGTCAGGGAGCCTGTCAGCGAGGTCCCTTTGGGCGTCCTCGGAGAGAATCTTGACCTCGTCTCGCCTCTTGTGGACCTGGATCCGGAATCCGTCGAATTTCGTCTCGACGGCCACGCCGGGCTCCGGGATGTACCCCTGGGCCCAGGTCGTCCAGAGGACGTCTATGTCGGCGAACTCGTACTCACCATACCCGCCGCGCGACTTGAGGGGCGTGAAGGGCCGGCCCAACGTCAACGACGTCTTGTCCACGGGCCCGCCATCCTGGGTGCCGTCGGCCTTGGCGATCCGCCCCTCGTCGACCTCCACCCTCTGGAATCCGTTCTTCGGCCGCAGGACCAAGTCGAAGACGGGGATGTAACTGCTATGCGGACCGGTTTGCGACCAGACGAAATGCAGCCGATCCGTTCCGAGTTCCTTCAGAATCCGGCCGAGCTTTAAAATCAATCCTTCATCCCAGCCTTCCTTCCTGATAACAAGATCGATGTCATTCGCGCCCTTTGGCGAATTTACATAACTGCCGCCAATCGAGACAAAATCGGGGATATAAACAAATTCATCGAGGGCCTGAGGAGAAAAGCCGTAGAGGACGCCCTTCATAACTTCCCGATCGATGTCATAGATGTTCTGCCTCTCGATCCCGCGACTGTTCATCTCGCCAATGAGGATCCTGTAATGACTCAGGAAATCGGCGACCTCGGGCCCGTGTCTCTTCGAGAAGGTCCCCTCCCAGAGCTGGATGAACCTGAAGCGCAGGTTGCGGAGCTCCCGGTCATCCACCTTTTTGATCGTCTCGGCCGAGATGTCTTCTATCTTCATGACGCAGCCCCCCAGGCGCAGCGGCAATCGCAATGGACCGGCAGGATCCCATGGGCCTCGGCCACGGGATAGCGTTGGCCATCCAGCGCCGCGCAGACCGGGCAGGCGCCGGGAGCGGCGAGGACTTCCGCTTCCTTCACCCCGAACTCCTCGTACCGGAAAAGCGTCCCCTCGTCCATCGCGTGCGCCGTTTCCGTCCTGGCGATATTGTCCGCCCGGTAGCGCTGGAGCTTCTGGGCATAACGTTCGATCCGGCTGAAGCGGTCCTCGTCGGTCAGGCCGGCCCACTTCGGGCGGGTGAAAAGCTCGGTCGAGTAGCGGCTGACTGCGCCGGCCAGGCGGTCATTCAGCCCGATGATCGGACGGAGCTGCATGTTGATAGCCGGCATGGACAGCCCTTGCTTGAGTCCCGCAGTGATGATTGAGCGCACGGCCTTCTTCGTCTCGTCGATGATCTGCTTGATGATCCTGGCGGCGAAGAGCTCGGCCCAGGTGACGGCCTGGGTGTTGAGCACCCCGGCGGCCTCCTGCTTCGAGACGCCCGCCCGCTCAGCCAAGGTCTTCAGAATGTCCAGGTAGGCAGCCCGGAGCATACGCCCGCCCTTCGTTTCCATCTCCTTCCAGTCCAGGAGCCTCTCCTCGTCCGGCTCCTCGAGTGGGACGGCCTGCTGGCGCATGAACTGGATCCATCCCCTGACGCTCGACTCGAGCTTCTTGCGGACTCCCCCTTCGCCCGCGAGGGCCCGAGCGCGCTGCCGCTCCCTGTAGCCGGTCCGCTTCAGGAATGCGACGACAAGATCGTGAAGCTCAACTAACTTTTTGCTCATCGATCAATTTCCTCAGGCCCCTTCTCAGCTCATCGAGGGCGACCGAGAACTTATCCCCCTTCTCCAGTCCCTCGCTGCCCACGGGGACCAGGCTCGAGTCGATGTAGAACTGGTTGCCTCCCTCGTAGGGTTCGCCGATCGAGAGCCGGTTGCGGACCTCATTCGGGTTCATCGACGCTATGCGGATGAGAATGTCGCAGCGCTTGACCTCCGCATCGATGTCCCTGACGTCAATGTCCACGAATTCGACCCTGTAATTGACCCAGCCTCGGTCGAGAAAGAGCTTTTCGAGAATCTCCTCGAAGGTCTCCTGGAGCGGCTCCACGACCGTGGACAGGTAGGTCTCGGTCGCCTCCCGGGCCGTCGACCCGCCGAGCGAACCGGTCTCCGTGATCCCGATCCTGTAGCCTGGCATGGAATGGGCCGCCAGGACTTCGTCGCGCAGGATCTTGAGGTAGATTTTGAAGGCCCCCTCTTTGACTTCGGTAACAAGGGGGGTCCAGGTGGCCTTGCATCCCTCGGCCACTCTTAGGACGGCCGTCTTATGAGCATTCTCAGATCTCCTGATTTCCGTGTCGAGGAAATCCCTGAGCTTCTCGTCGCTGCCCTCCTCCCAGTTACCCTCGAGAACAACGATCGCGGCCGGGACTCCGTAGTTCTCGAAGAAGGCGAGGTTATAGTCCCGGATCCCGATCAAGGCCATGACTGAGCCGACGGCGCTCAGAATCGGCGGTACGCCATAATAATCGGACTTGGCATAGTAGGATTTATGGTACAGGAGCTCATTCGCCTTTTTCGCCTCGCTCAATCCCTCTTTCCCGGCCTCCCCGGTATCCTTATCGATGTCCAGCTTCTCGCCATACGCCTTGAACCAGACCTTCTGCTGGTTCCGCTGCTGACAGAACTTCTTTCTCGACTTGTGGACCTTGAAGGTGTGCGCCGGCACGTGATAGAGCTCCATGCCCTGCCCTCCCAGACTCCGGACGACCTCGAGGCCGAGCCATCCGACCGATTCGAGGTCGATGACGGACGCCTGGATGATGTCCCTCATGGACTCATCCGGGTGCTTCGTGTTCGGCTTCCGGAGAAAGGCCTCGATCTCCTGCCTCTCTTGGTCGACTTCCTCCTTCCCCTCCTTCAGGACCATCTTCCAGCCAAGGCCGGCCGTATCCTGGGCGATCTGCCGGACGCAGCGGTCGAAGTAGACGTTCGAGTCCATGAGCTGGAGGAATGACTCCGGAGGGAACGGCGGGCTGACCAGGCCCAGGTGGAAGAACTGCTTCTCCTCCGCCGAGACCTGCTTCGAGTCCTTCGTGAGCTCGAACTTCCGCAGCTCCTTTTGGGGGACAAGCTTTTTCTTGCTCGTATAGACGAAGACCCTGGATTTCTCAGGTTTAGACACAGACATGGCTCACTCCCTTTGGCTTGACCTCGGCGAAGGCATAAATGACCCCCTCCGCGCGATCCGGACTCTGGCCAAGTCTCTTCTTGATCTCCCCCTTGTCGACAATCTCGATCTGGCCTGCGGAATTGCGCTTGTACTTGATGGCGATGAGCTGGGCGGCCAGAATCGGGTCGCGCGGCAGAGCGATATCGTCGAGCAGCTCCCTGAGCCCCCAGTGGATCTCGGCCCTCTGATTCTTGAACATCATCGGATTCCTCGGCTTCGCGCTGCCGTGGATCTCGACGATCTCAATCTTTATCCCGAGGGCCTTTTCCTTTTCCTCTTGAAGCTCCTTGAGCCTGTCGACGACGCCGGCGCCCAGGCCGTCCGCGTCCACCTTGACCGCGACCCTGACCCCCTTGCCCCAGACCGGGACGATCCGGTCCTGAACGCAGTGCCAGACCTCGCCCACGGTCCGCATCGTATCGTGCCCGCGGGCATGGCTGAAGATCTCGACCTTCGCGCCCTCCCGAAGCGGGATGACGGTCTCGTCATCTCCGAACCGCGCCACGTCGACCCCGATCTCGACGGGCAGCGACCGCTCGACCTTCCTCTCCATCGCCTCCTTGATCTTGAGGTAGAGGTAGACGCTGTTGGACTCTTCGACCGCCGACCAGTCGCCTTTCAGATATCTGTTCTGCAGCTCCTCGGGCAGAAGCTCGCGCATCCTCTCGATACAGCCGAACGGCAGGTTGGCGATATTGTCCGTCCAGAAGGAAGGGATGAAGACATGGTCCGGATGGATCGCCTCAATGAAACGCTGCTTGATCCAGCCCTCCGTCGGGTTGCAGGAGAGGAGAAAGAACGGCCGTAGGCCCGGCAGGTTGAGCCTGAGCCGGGTCCCCAGCATGAGGAACTCCTGTTCCGTAAACTCTTCGGCCTGATCGAGGGCGATCCAGCCGTACTCGCCCGACATGAACTTCTGCCAGTCATCGGGCGCATCCCCGACCCCGCCATACCGGATCCTCGAGCCATTCCAGAGAACGATGAGCTTCTCGGACCTGTTCCAATCCCGGACCAGCCGCCGATCCAGGAACTTCTCGAGCTGAGGCAGGACCGTGTCCCGAAAGGATGGCCAAGTCTTCCGCATGAGCAGCCCGAAATTGCCCGGGTAGTCGAAGCTCAGCGCCATCCCTTCATTGATCAAGGCGGCCGTCTTACCCCCCATCATGGCGCCTCCGAAGAGCTTGTAGGTCTCCAGGGCCTGGTGGAAGAGGAGCTGCTTCGGGTTCCTCCGCGGGTCGTAGATCTGGGAGAGGTCAACGGTGATTTCCTGCGTAGACATCCTAATCTTCTTTTTCCTTAATGAGTTTACGTTGGCCCTTCCTGGCCTCCCTCACAGCTTTGGCTAACAGTTTCCCTTGGCCGCGCATTGCGGTGGAATAGAGATAAGGGAATAACAGTCTTTCCTCTTTCTCATGATCGACGACCCGCCTCTGCCCTAAAACGCTCACGAGATCCGTGGCCAGGGCTTGGTCCAGGATGGCAATCCTCACAAGAATAGAAAAAAGTTCCGATCCCAGGCCGGAATCCACAAGCGAGACGAGCCTTTTAATGGCAAGAATCTCTGAGCCGAGCGCCGAGTCAGAGGTTGATTTGAATTGCTTGATGACAAGGGAGTCCAGCCCGCCGGCCAAATCTGAGATGGGAATCTTCCCTTTGATGCTCAGATCATCCGCGCCCGCGGCGGAATCCTGTATAGTTTTAATCGGCGACGACACGAAAATACTATCCGTACCTACCCCTGCATCCGTGATTGCGATAAGCGCTTTGATCGCTGAGATTAAGTCTGCGCCCGTGCCGGCGTCCAGAATGGCGACCCGGACCAGGATAGAAAGAAGATCGGCGCCTATGGCAGAGTCAAGAACCGGGATTTTGTTCAGGATAGAAAGAACATCCGCCCCCAGACCAGAATCGGAAATGGGAATCTTGCCTAATAATCCAAAAGTATCTACGCCGACGCCTGAATCCGAGACTGATAGTTTATTCAGGAGTGATAGAGCGTCCGAACCAATACCAGAATCCAAAACGCTTTTAGAAATGAATCCCGTTGGCACATAATAAATAAACGGCCTTCCAGACGCCCACTCTTTGAAGTCGGAATCCGTGGCAATCGGGCGACCGGAAATCCATTCCATTATGGGCAATTATTTCTCCTCTTCCTATTTCATAAGACTTTTTTCAAACTCTTTCCATAATTCTTCTTCAGCGAATTGAAGCTCCTCATCAAAATCTATTTCGTAAAACCAAAGTTCGCCGCTCTTATGAAAAGCCTCCCAGAAAGCCTTTTTGATAGTCTCTAAATCGTATTTTTTCTCTTCCATGATATCCTCTTAACTCACCACCATTTCGCCATTCACCCTGATAAAGTTAGCCTCATATTTTTTAAGATAGACGTTCCCGTATGCAATACCGTCTCTTGCGGGTGTGATTGTGACGGAAAAATCAGTCCATGTATCAACCTGGCTTATGACCTGAGTCGATTTTATTGTTGTTCTATTAGCATTTGCTCCATCGCTATAATAGCTCACCTCAAGATAAAGCTCAACCGCTGTTGGATAGACTGTCCAGGCAGTATCAGCTTTCATTTTCACCGTCAGCGTCTTCTGGACGGAGGCGGAGAGTTTGACCTGGAAAGGCGACTCTGTTTGATAACCCGATAAATCCAATGGTGCATAAATTCCGCACCCAGAGGATGGTTCTATTTTAACCGAGAAATTAGCATTTCCGGTTTTTATTGCCGCATCTCTGCTAACTTGACCAGGACCATATTTTACGTATCCATCATAGATAATCTGGTTATGGTCTTCCATGCGAACAATTACACCAGGACTTGTACCAATGGAAATTTTTGTAATATCCACTTTTGAATTTCTTATCAGAATAACCGATGAACCTATAATATCGATATCTAATGCACTTATCTGTCCAAATTCCGAATCAATAATCTCTACAAAAGACCTGGTTAAATATAATCCCTCAGCTGGGTTTGCAAGATTGCCTTTATTAAATTTACATTTTCTGAAAATTAACATTCTACAATCTTGAAGCTGATAGGCGATTCTTTCGCCATTATTTTGCGGGGTTGTCCATTCACATTCAACAAACTCAGAAAAGTAAAGAATCGATGATATCATAGTCTTTGTAATCGTTGCAGTCGTTGAGAATTTAACTCCCTTGTATAAATTTCCTACACTTTCGTAGTCATACCAAGTGCCATAATACGTAGAGGCTCCATTTTTAATATCAAGTCTTTCTATGTCCCAGTAATCATTACTATATTTCGTACCACAATAAGCTGCCCCATTAAAATCTATAATCGGAAGCACATCAGAATCGTCGTTCCACGGGTCATTAATCACAGAATCACAACCTATTATTGAAATTCTGCTGCCCTTGTTTCCGCTTTCATCAAAAGGAATATTTCCAGCTGGAATCTCTGTTTTATTTGCCCTGACCAGTGCAATATCGCCCGCTGACCTCACCGTAACAGTTGTGTATTTTTCAAGTGTCTTCCAGGCCGTCGTTATTGAAAGTCCGTCATTCGTGTCAAGGCCATCCACGAAGTCGATGTAGTAAGTTGTACCTACAGGCTTGCGGACAAAAAATCCCTTCTGCCTTCCCTCAATCTCATACCGCACAGCCCAATATTTATCGGCCAACCTCAGCACCTTCGCCACCAACGCCTTCATGTCGGACTTAAAATCGACGATGGAAATCCCCGCCCCGCTGATTAACTCATCCATCTCGTTAAGGCGGCGCTTGTATTCATCAATTAACCGCTTGCCTTTGTCCTTATATTGCTCAACCACGTCCAAAAGCTGCTGGTCATATTTATGCTGAAGTCCACGCCAATAAGAAACATCATTCTGCGCCGTCCAGGTGGTCAGACGAGCAGCGTTTATCTTGTCCTGGACATACTGCTGAAGTTCTAAAAATGTATAAGCCAAAATTTATCTCCGCTTATTAGCTTATCGATAACTCGATGGTTAACTCCCATGTCTGTCCGCTTGTCTTCGTGCCCTGCGCCGAGACCTTCCGGTTCAGGTTCTTCGCCGCGTCGGAGTTGCCGTTGGCGACCGTAAACTCGTTCCAGGCGAAATTCGCCTCGGCCGAACCAAAGGATGACTTCCATGTCGCCTTCTGGCTTGTGCCATAGGTCGGGAATCCTGCCTCCATAGCCTTATAGAGCTTATTCACGGCGGCCTGAAGCCCCGTCTGCGTGGCATCCGCAGCCGTGGCCGAATCGCCGACGCCCGTGTAGGCATTTGAGTTATCGAACTTCGTCCCGCCGGCAGAGCATAGGATCGTCCATAACTCGTTTATGCCCTCGTTCAGGAAAAGATTCTTCTCGAACTCGGTGAACTGCTCGATCCCGAAAAGCCTGAGCGCCTCCTCCTTGGAGTAGATGACTCTCTTTTGCTTGTCCTCATCCGAGGCATAGCGGGCGATCTTGAAGGTCGTCCTTAGTTTTCCCTTGTCTTGCATTTTCATTTTCACTCTCCCTTGAGTTTCTTGATCTTGACCTCGATCTCCTCGTTTGTGAGGCCGAACGATTGAAGTTGCCTCTTCAGGTCTTCAATGCTGACCTCGTGGTAGGCTCCGAGCGTGGGATCATAGACGGAGACAACCTCATCGGGTTTTAGGTTCTTGATAGCCATTTATCCCTCCCTAAAAAATCGTTTATTTTCTTGCTGGGGGCATTTTTTCCTTCCTGTGCCTCCATCGCTATTATCCCGTGATCAGCCTGAACAGGTCCTCGACGACCGCGTCATCCCTGTGGAAGTCGCGCCAGAACTGCTTCCTCCTCCACCTCGGCCATCCGAGCCGCGCCATGGCCACGTCGATGCGCCTCAAAAGAATGCGCGTCTTTTTCGCGTCCCGCCGAAGCAGCCAGAGCCGGGTCCTACGCCTTAGCTTTCTGAGCACCCTTCTCCTCCTGACCCGGCCGAGGCACGGCCGATATGACCTTTAGGATCACCCCGAGATCGCCGGTGACTTTGAATTTCTCTTCAAACATCCCCAGATGTTTTCCGAGAAGCTCAAGCGATTTCGGTTTATCCCAGAGTTCGAAGCGCACTTTGTCGTAGACCGTGACTTTTTTCCCGTCTGCATCCTCTTTGATGACGCGATCCTCTTTTATGCCCTTCAAAGCCCGGCTGGCTCGCTGGGGCATACCTTCGAATCCCCTCGCTCTCATGGCGCCGGTATCTGAGTCGATATCGATGTAGTCCTTGATATCCGAGAACCCGCAAACCGCGAGCTCTCTTAAAACCCTGTCCTGCGTGATCTCCGTCCGCTTTTCCCGTCTCTTGAGTTCTCTCGAAATCGCTTCTTGGATGTTAACCTTTGACAACAGACGCGCACCTTGCTGACGGGCCGTCTTCTTTGAGAATCCGGACCGCTCCGCCGCCCTCGTGGCATTCAGATCCTTTGGATACTCCTTGATAAATCTTCGTTGCTTAGGAGTGAATGTCATTTGCTCACTCTGTCCGACCGGGGGATTGCGGAGATGATCTTGATCATAACCCCCTGGGGGAACTCGAAATCATGCTTGTCTCGCCACTTATCCGGACGCCGGTTCTTCAGCCAGAAGATCTGCGCCGTGACGTCCGGGATCACAAACTTTTTTATCCGCCTTAAGGTCACCGGTTTCGCCTTCTCCTCCTCCTTGCCTTTGACCTGATATTCGGTCATGATCTCCTCGTAATCGTAACCCAGGGCGCGTTTCAGAAGTGCATTTTCGACATCGTCATCCACCGGAGATTTTCCCTTTTTTATGGACTCCCAAAACTCTCGGTACCTCTTTTGATATCTATAATAGGTGCCACCGCCAATCCCTAATTTCTTGGCTATCTGCGCATCAGTCATTCCTTCCTTGGCGTACTTTTCCGCCAGGACCGGAAATGTCTCGTTGTATTTTAATTTAGCCATCTCTTTTCATCTCAAACTCTGGTTCCCGGGGTCTTTTCATCGGGTTTTATCTCTCCACGATTGCCGACGTTGCGCGATCTCGGGCCGGTCCTTGCATTAGCTTGGGCTTCCTTCCCTGTTCTCCTCGAATGGGCACGAGGCGGCAGGTCTGGCGTATTTCTTCTTCCGTCTGTGCGCCGAGGGCGGCATATCGGCGGATGGTCGTGTCTACGCAGAGTGGATCGAGGTCCATAACATAAGCCACGCGGCCCTCCCGTTCGGCGCCGACCAGGGTGGAGCCAGAACCAGCGAATGGATCAAGCACACACTCTCCTTTTCGGCTTGAATTACGGATGGCGCGCTGGATAAGGCCGAGGGGCTTTTGAGTGGGGTGAAGCATGTTCGAACTGCCACGACGGTTCATCTCCCAAACGTCGGCCTCGAAGCGGCTTTCTGGGAAGTAATGGCGTCCGCCCTTCCAGCCATAGAGGATAGGTTGCGCGCTCTTTTTCTGGCGGGATGAACGGCCCTTGAGAAGCATCTCGTGTTTATGCCGGTAATCGCCCCAGCCGAGAGAGGTATTATTCTTGACCCAAACTATAGGAGTCGAGAAGGTCAATCCGGCTTGGTGGAGGGCATATAGGAAAACCGGATAGGAGCTATAGCCACTGCAGATATAGAATGCTCCGCCCCGCTTTGTGTTCTCCTTGAGTTGCGCCATGAAGCGACACGAAAACTCTATAAATTCCTCTTCCGTCATGTCATCGCCAGCGATGGTTCCGAGCTTAGAGCCCTTGTAGGCCACATTGTAGGGTGGGTCGGTGAAGATGAGGTCGGCCTTCATCCCATCCATGAGGGCGGCGTATGCCCATTCCTGGGTGGCATCGCCGCAGAGGAGGCGGTGGGGTCCAAGATCAAAAAGCGCGCCGCGCGGCGTGGAGCTTGTCTTTTCTGGCTCAGGGACGATGTCTTCTTCGGTTACCGCGATGTCCGGACCGAAACTTGTCATAAGGCGCTCGAGAGAGATGGTTGGACCGATATCGATACGGAAGTCCTCGAGATCGATCCCGTCCCGGTTCGCGAAGAGAAGCTCGGCGAGGGCCTGATCATCGTATTCCCCGGCGCGGTCGTTATCGCTGAGCGCGTATTTGAGCTTTTCGGCCTCGGTCTTCGCCTCGACCACCGAAACATCGACCTTCTGGGCGCCAAGTTCCCTAAGGGCCCGGATCCGCATGTTCCCCCCGAGGATGATATATCTGCCGTTCTCCTGAGTGCAGACCAGCGGCTTATAAATCCCGAGTTCCGTGATCTGCTTCTTAAGCCGATCGAAGTCTTTCCGCTTTATTCCGCGCGGATTCTTCTCCCAGGGCTCGACCTGGTCGATCGGGACACGTTTGATTTCCATCGTCAGTCTTTTCTGTTTATTTTCTGTTCGATCCGGTCGACCGCCTTCTCGACGTTCACCAGACGCGCGCCATGCTCGGCCAGCGTCTTGCCCTGCTCACCCAGGTTCCTTTCGATACATATTAGGCGCGCGCGGTCCTCAGTTAATTTTTCAAGGTGTTCTTTGCATGGCGGAGGATCCGTCAACTCTGTATTATTGATATGCTTCGACCTCTTATTGCTTCTTGCCTTGATAATCTGTAACGCGATCAGAACCGCCTGGCTCAGGGTCAGGATGATCAGCCAGAGGGTGCGCTCCATATCTATTTCCCACTTTCTGTCCGTAGCTTGGGGTCGCTCACGCCTTCATCTCCTTGAAGGGGTCCACGATGGCGTGGTCCTGGCCGTATTTTTCCTTCCGGAAATCGGCCACTTCCTCGAGCATCCTCATTTTGACATAGGCATTGTCCCGGATCGCATCCTCGACTGTCCTCGTCCCTGGCCCGCCACCGGCGGCATGGATCAGGAAGTAGTTATCGATCATGATGGCCACATGGACCGCCTGGCCCTTGGCATTGAGCCAGAAGACGAGACAGCCGGCGTAGGGGAGCCCCTGGATCCGGAAGCGCCCATATTTCTGAAAGAGCGCCTCGGCGCTGTAGTCCTCGTTCTCGTGGAAAATTCCGAGGGCCTTGAAGATTTCCATGATGAGGCCCGAGCAGTCGAGCGACCGGAAATCATCGCCGGCCCAGGTGTAGGGCGTCCCGATCCACCGCTTGGCGTACCAAACCGCCTGGCTGCGGAAATATTCCTGCTTGAGAAGCTGATCCTTCTCCATCCCATAAAATTTAGATGGATGAGTAGGACTAAGTCAAAAATGTGAGGGAATATCTATAATAGGTGAGGGAAATGTATAGGTCGGGGAGGTCAGGGCTTGAAGTTAATGACCTCACCGAACTGGTCAATCCAAATCTGTTTTTTAGAGTCCCAAAATATCTTATAAAATCGCTTTTCCCACTTATCTCGCAGCCAAAGTTCTTTCTTGATAATCTTATAGTCAGGGCAGGGCAGCTCCTCGAATTCTTTCACGATTTTATGGGGAATACGTCGAACATGGCCCACGATGCAACGCCACTCGTTTTCTCTCAGTCCGATCGCGCAGATGGGGTTATTGGTGCTTTTAATGATTTGATAATCTGAGAGCTGAAGGGTCCGAATGATCGCCTTTTTGATCTCATTCAGTTCTTGCTTGACGGCTTCTTCGGCCAATTTCCTCTCCTTCCTCTCTCGCATGCTCCGACCTTAGGGGCATGAGGATTGCAGAGAATATTATCTCATGCCCTTCAACCTTTGTCTCGGTCTTCAGCTTATAAGGCCATCCATTTATCACAAAAACCGAGTCCCCTGCGGGTACTCTAAACGTGACTCTTTTCATATTTCGATCTCAATGCTCCCCTATGGCTTTCCCCTAAACACCCTCCATGCTATCCTCAGGAGCCAAAGCGCGAGGCGCTTCCTCACCACTTTCGCTTTGTGTTCGACCAACCATATTTCAGGAATCCTCAGCTCATAGATGAATTGCCTTCTCGCTTCATCCCTGCTGTAAAATAGCACCGGCTTATTTATTTTAGAAACTTCCATATTTTTGCTCCTCAGCCGAAAAACGCCCTCCCCGATGTCTCATCGTTAGCCTCCCTCTGATGATATATGAGGACACCGGCCGGTTTTCCTTCCTCTCCTTCCAGAAAATAAAAACCTCGCCCCGCCCTGCCCTGCCATATCACATTTATTTGTGTTCATCCCAATCGACGATGATATGGCCTGCGTTGTTGCTTCTGCCCGGGTTCATCGCCATCGTCATTATCTTTCGCGAGTCCAGCCGAGAACATCCGCCTCTGCGCCCTCAGCAACTCACCCAAAATCTCAACCGCCGTCGCGAAGTCGCCCGGATAGTATCGGCGGCGCGAAAAAAACTCGGCATTCGAGATAAGTGTGGATAGAAGCGGTCCGTTGAAAAATGCACCAAGTGCCTGGCTCATCTTCGATCTGAGAAAGTGGAAGAATTCCTCCCGGCTCATGTAGCCGCCGATGGAGAAGAATTCCGGTCGGCTTTCTTGAATTCTCTCTTCGCGGGTTTCCTCTTTTTCAGGTGCCGGCTGGTCAGACGGTTGTTCCTTCCGTATTTCCTCTTTCTCGGGCATCATTTCGGATAATGCCCGCATGAGGCGCGCCCAAGTCAGCGCCTTTGGTTTGCCTTTCCCTGTCTCGATATTGGAGATAGTGAGATAATAGACGCCGCTCCGTCTCGCCAATTCCGGTTGGCTCAGCCCTGCCTTGAGCCTCATCTCGCGGAGGAGACGGCAGGGCGGACATTTCCCTGATGACTCGACATCGATGGACCTATCCCCGGACCGTAGCCGGTGGTCGGGAAACTCCGCCCTGTTTCTCATTCTTTATTTATCCGATTGGTCGGGGTCAAGTTCAAATTTGACAAGATAGAACTTCCCGACTTGGAATTCTTCTCCCGCATCCTTCGGCACGATAAGCATCTCGATCTTACCTGACGGAGTAGCACTTCCGAATGGCTCGCTCTTTGCAGGTGCAAGAGTAACGCGGAAAGCCGTTCCACCTTCCCAATGAAGAATCTCGGCTTTTTCACAAACATAAAATCGGCAAATAACCATTTTTTTTACCTCCTTCGTTATTCTTCGAATTTCCCGGACTCTCCGGGTTCTTCGGGCCAATACTGTTCGATATGAAAAAGTAGCCGATAAACCATTGACGCCGTCTGTAATGCCTCCTTCCGGATGGCCCCTCTCCCTCCGTTCTGATAATAAAACTGGAGTGCCGCCTTCTGCAGTTCGCCCGCCTCTTCAGCCACGATCGCCGCGGCATGTACCACGTCCTTGGGCCACCATGGAAATTTTTCCTGGGCCCGATGAATTTCCTCTATCACCTCGCACTTAATTTCTTCGAGCGTCATGTGCCCGCTCCCTTTTTGAATGCAGACTTCCAGCAAGCCAGCCATATCGGCGGCTGCGACATCATACTGAGCACGCCGACCCAGACCTTGCCGAACAGAAGCGCCGCCAGCCTTTCGCCCCAACTCATCTGCCAACAACTAATGATCGTTTTCCCATCCCGATAAATCGGCAGCGGGCCGCATTCATGGTCGGTCATGTCCGGCGGCGGCAGTAGCACAGAATTTTGCTCCTTAAATGAGATCGGCTTCATCAGTTCACCTCCTCCACGATCGCACTCGGGCAATTCGGATGGTCCGCCGGCCTCACCTCGAACACAAACACCACGCCGCAGCGCCAGCACCTCTCCACGTGCCAGCGCAGCCCGGGCAGCTCCGCGTTCTCGTAGACGAACCGCTCCCTGCTGTGCAGCCCGAGCCGGCAGAGGATCGCCCCGAGCCAGGCCTTCATCTCACAGCCGCCAAGACAAATCCGGCCACGATGCCGAGGGCGACCTTGCCGCCGGTATCCATGGCGCGGGCGAACCACGAGCGCTCTTTGACCCTCTTGAAATCGGCGAACTCGTCCTTGAGGATCTGGTACTTCTCGCCCCAGGTCAGGACCTGCCCCTCGAGGTTCGCCATGCCGGCCTCGAGCTTCTCGATCTTGAGGTCCTGCTTCTTAATCGTCGCCTCGAGCTTGGGGACATACTCGAACGTGAGCTGGCGCTCCCGGGCAATCCGGACCACCGCCTCGGTGAAGGCGGACACCGTGAACATGACGTGCTCACCATCGGCCGAGAGCGTGATCCCGTCGGTATTGAGCAGCTCCCGCGCTTCCGTCACCAGGTGCTCGGGCGGAAGATCGCGGAGCTGCTTCTCGCGGTCGGCGAGGCGGGCCTTGTCCTTGGCGCTGTCGGCCTTGAGGACGACAATGTCGGCCGAGACCTGCGCGAGCTCGCCCTTGATGGCCGTGAGTTCATCGACCCGGGCTGCCAGTGTTACATCCTTGTCCGCGATCCGCTCGTTATAGATCGCCTCGCGCGCCTTCCAATCCTTGGCCGCTTGGTGCGACCGGCCCCACTCATAGCCGCCGATGGTGATCACGATGATGAGAACGACCGCCAGGGCGATCGTGACCTTAGTCTGGCTCTTCATATCTCTCCTCCTTTCTCGCTGTTACCGCCGGCGCCTCCGAATTTCTCCATCTTCTGGACGATGCGTTTTGTGAGGTAACCGCCGAAACCTCCAAGCAGGCCCGTCAATAGCGTCCCGAACGGAGCCGCCGGTTTATAGGATGTCCAAAAGAACCCGACCATGAGGCAGACCATGAAGATCAGAAACGCCTGCCAGGAATGGACCGTCCGGTTATTCCCCATCGCCCTTCTCCTTACCACCGTAACGATGTTTGAGAATTCGCCGGAGGGTCTCCTCCTCCCGTCTGCGCCTATCATCGCGTCGCATCTTCATCGCCAGCGCCAGTATGCCGATGATCGCCAGTAAGACCACGAGCACGATCAATTCGATAATTCCCTCGTTCAATGACCCACTCATCAGAGTATCAAACCGAGAATGAAACCCAGGACGAAACCCATAAGGAACCTCGCCCAAAGCGGGTTCTTCTGCCAAAAGGAATTCTTGCCAAAAGCCCATTGAAAGATATTCATTTTTTCCTCCTTTTTAGATCCCGGCTCCGGTTGCGGAGTCGGGGCGGGCCCCGGGACCGGCTCAGGCACGGGGATAGGCGGAGCAGGCGGCTCGGGGGTGGTCGCTTCGAAAATTATCCTCATCGCCTTTGCCGGGGCCAAATAACTATGCTCCCATTCATTGCTTGTTTGATCCCAATACTCGTAGATAGGATAACCCCATTCAATCATTGTCTTGGCAAATCTTTTGGCATCTTCGACCCCGAGGCCCCTACCGAATTCTCCCTTGGGGGCGTTGCCGTCTCGTCCTCCATCACCGCTTGGGATAACTCTGTCTCTTGGAAAATTTCCGAGAGCCGCTTCCATGGCATCCCATTGTTGTAAAGTGACAATCCAATGGGGCGAGTAATAATGCCCCTGCTCTGCAATGGCTCTCCAGGCCGGTCGGGCGCAGGTGACAATGCGTTCTTTCCCGACACCTCTTTTCCCCAGCTCATCCACCAACCATTGATGCCAGGCAAAGCGAGGGTCTTTTTCGTTCGGAACATAAAACTCATTGATGGTTTCAACGAGGTAGTTGATGCCCGTGCTGTCCAGAAACGGGATGATTTTGTCAAGCCATTTCAGAGTGTGGGGATTCATGCCCTCGGTACAAAATCCGTGGCCCGGCCATAACTTTTCCCACCATTTCCAGTTAGTCCTCCAAGGGTCTTCCACCTTCCCTTCCCCGTAGCGAATCGACTTGCCATCCAGTATGGTCGCTATGAGGGTCATGTTACGTTTCGCCATAGCCTTGACAATAACCTCCGCCTCCGCAAAGAATGTCTCGTCCCACTCATCTGCGAAAATCGGAATGGAACGCTTCTTATCCTTGCGGTCGTTTTCCCACCTCACGACCCTGTATGGGAATCGGGGCCTAAAGATGTGCCAGAAGAATGCCCTGGCTCCCGTCACGCCAGCCCGACACCACGTGTCAAGGCCAGACTCCAAAGGTCCAGGCCGTCCTATGGCCCCAGGCCATCCTGCGAAGATTTCGCACTTATTCATTTTTCCTCCTTCACCTTTTCCAGAGTATGTGAATAGTCCCTCCCTTCATTCATCCACTGATTTGCCGTAGGATAAATCAGCAATTTTCTACCATCACTCAATTCTATCTCTCCGATTGTCCTGCCATGCCCGCAACAAGAACCCCTCATGTTTATTCTCCCATCTTGGAGTGCTTTCACTATAGAAGCAATACAGCGGTCAATTTTAACTACCTTCCATTTTTCATTTCTTTCACAAGTGAGGTCAGCGTCGATATGCACCAGAACATCAATGGTTTCTTTACAGGGACATATCGGCCATTCCTCTTTCAACGGCTCACTCATTTTTCCTCCTCCTCCTCGACCTCATGGCCGAGTTCGGCAAGCATCATATCTAAAATTCTTTTTATTTCGTTTACTTTCAAAATCGGCCAATCCATACTCCATGCTTCTTTTATTAGTCCTTCATATCTTTGCACAAATTCCCTGTTCACCTTCTTGTCCATGTTCTCGATGAGGCAGCGGATATGATTTACCCATTCTTTGGATGGGGGGTATCCTGTGGCCACACCATTTAATTCAGATTCGAGTTGTTCTTTATCTAATCTAAATTTGAATTCACTCATCGGCGGCCTCCTTTGGATTTAAAAATCTGTTCTATTTCTTTTGTCTTTCCCCCAATCATCCCTGCGATATCTTTAGCCTTAATGCCAGATGTCAGCAATTCCAGAATTAATAACCTCTTAATGGCTATCAATTCATCCAGGATTTTCGGTATCTCCCTTTCACTCAGCTTCCTCATCGGCGGCCTCCTTTATGTGCTTCCTTGACGCAGATGCGAACGACGGATTCATCCACTCGTAATTTCTCGCGGTTAAGATATTTAAGCCAAATAGAAACGGGTACAAATTTATTAAGGGAAGCAGTAAATGCCTGAAGTTTATTCTCCGCTTTGATACACCACCAAAATTCAGGTTTACTCATCGGCGGCCTCCTTTTCTACTTCCCTCAATCCACCCATCCCCATGACAACGCTCACATTGGATATAAATAATACACCTCTCTCCATACTCATCAGCGAATCTATCTGCCTCCATAAATTTTCCTTCTCCATTACAATTTGGGCATTGGATTTGCTTACTCATGGGCGGCCTCCTTTCCAAAATCACGGATTTCGCCAAGCAAATCCAAGGCATCTAATACATCCATCGCCAATGGTTCATCATCCAATTTCTCAAGATGCTTTTTTGCTTTTTCTTGCCATTCTCCCACCTTCTCGATGAGACGGCGGATGGCATCAATTGTCTCCAATTCTACCTTGGCTAAATCTGACAATGTTCCAGTGCTTTGATATGTCGAATCCATATAAACCGCAGTTCTTTTCAAGGCCAGCCAACGTAGCTTTTTCTCTTTACTTACCTCACTCATCTTTCCTCCTCATCGGTGGCCTCCTTCTCTTTCTTCGCACGAAGAAATTCCTGGACAGCATCCACATGTCTGAACATGGCATCTCGACGTTCATAGTAATTAATTATCTGTTTTTCCCGTTCTGTTCTATCATGTTCATGTGGTATGGGAAAACTCTGCGGAAACCCACAAGAACATAATGGCATTTCTTTTTTCTTTGCTTTATTCATCGGCGGCCTCCTTCCCCCCTCGCTTATTCCATTCCTCCCTTGCCCCTGCGATGCTGTCGGCAGGCGGGCCACAAGCCCCGCAGTCATGACATATTACAACCAAATCTACTCCATCTTCGCTGGTTCCCTCTTCCACTTCTTTTCCTCCGCAAAAGGGACACGGTAAAAGGTCTTCAAGTTTTATCATCTTTCCTCCTTATCGGCGGCCTCCTTTGCATGTTCAGGACAATAGTGTTCCCATTCATCGGGACTCGCCTTGAAAATATGCCATCCATGTTCCTTAGCCTGGCTGACGCATTCTCGAAAATCACCATCAAAATAGTCGGTGACTTTGCAATCAGGAAAATCACAGGTCATTTCCATGCGACCAAGCTCAGGTAGGTCTCCTCGCTCAAATTCAATGCTCATCGGCAGCCTGCCTTAATTTCCTCACGTATACAAATTGTGATTCGATTCTCCCGATAGGCTCAGGAGTACGTTTTTCTTCATGAGGGCAAATATCTTCTTTGCATGGAAAAAACGTGCCACCACAGATAGTAATTGCTCCAACGATTATTTTCCCGCACGAGCCAAAACAATATAGGTCAACCTCTTTTTTTTGAGCGAATGGCGAAACAGCGAATATTTTAACCTCGGTTTTTCGCTTTCTCACCGGCGGCCTCTTTTTCCCGACGCTTCATAAATACCTTGAAATCCACAAGGTTCGATGCGTTGATGCCTTCAGGATGTAACCTATGCCATTCCTTCCCTATCGCTCTACGGCGAGCAACGAAGGTTTGCCTCCGTTCATATCGTTCTGTCTCACTCATCTTTCTCCTCATCGGCGGCCTCCTCCGGCGGATCGCAATTCGGCCTCACAGTAAAGTAATTTCCTCCACCTATTCCAAAAGTTAGCTCGTCCACCTATCTCGGGTCTTCATTTTGCTCCCTGCACAGCTCAACCCATTCATCCCAGTGAGCGAGGAAAACTTTACCAGCACGACGATCGGTCATTCTGCCTTCTTTTCGGCTTCGGCATCCATGATTTCTTTTGTTCCTTCCGGCACCGCAATTCGTTTGCTGCCGTTGTTCTCTTTGACTTGTCTCAGTTCTTCATTGTCCAGCGTGGCGAGCTCTGCATCAATAATGTCGTTGATCCTTTTTCTGATCTCAACGATTCTAATTCGATATGCTCTTATCATTCTTTGCCTCCTTCCTCTTTGATCTCCAGAATCCGAATCTCGAGCCGTGGCGTCCGTGAGTACCACTTCATCTTGTCGACTGCGCAGACCTGGCTGTCGTTCCGGAAGGCGATGCTCTGGAGAGCATCCAGGACAACCTTCTCGATATTGTCCAGATCCGGCCTTTTCTTCGGCCGGATCGCGCCGGCCTCCATGAGCGCCTGCTTCCGCTTACTCTCCGAACAGGGGATCCCCAGGTAGGCGGAAAGCTCAAGGCGAATGGCAGAGGTAAGCGGTTCGAACCCCGGGTACTCGGCCGAGAAGCGCTCCCGGATCTGCGTCTCGTAGTTCACGGTCTTCTTGGGTGTATAAATTCCCCACTTCGCCCAGCGCGGCCGGCCCTTCCCCATGGGCTCACCCGGGACTGTCAGTGTGATCATCAGAACGGCGGCTCCCCTTCCTTTTCTTCCGCCGGGGCCTCGACCTCCTTCGCTTTCGCCCGGAGCTTGGCCAGCGAAGTCTCGATATTGTCCAGCCTCTCCCCGAGATCGGAGATCTCCTCCTTCCTCCGGTCGATTGAATCCTGGGCCTTCTCGATCTGCTTCTTGATTTCCGTCGCTTCCGTTTCGAGCGTGTTGATGACCAAATCCATGTCGCCGAAGAGCGGCTTCTGCGCCGGTTCCTTTTTCCCTGTCGCCAGAAAGCCCGCCTCTTCCAGATCCTTTTTCACCTCTTCCTTCAAATCGTTTTTCTTGGTCATGTTTTTATCTCCTCCATCCAGGAGGCGCCGGCCATAGCGTTCCCGGATTAGTTTTGTGACCATATCACCTCGTTGCCTTCAGGATCTCGTCCGGCACCTTGCCGACGAGCTCCACGCCCGACTTGAGGACCAGGTCCACGAGCTCGCCCTTCTTCAGCTTCCCCGGCTCCCTGCCCTTGAGGTTTTTCGCGAGATATGCCTTGGCCTTCGCGTCGGCGAAGATCTTGAGCTTCTTCCCGATTGCCATGATCTCCGCCTTGGTCTTCTTCTGCAGGTACTCCTCGGTCATGGCCCACTCCTTCTCGACATCGATCCCCAGGAACTTGGCCGCGGCGAACCGGTTCGTCGTCCCGAAGCCGCTGTAATCGCCGACGTGCTGCCCATCCATGACGACCGCCTTGACCGCTTTGGGGATGAGCTTGTCGATCTCGGCATGGGGAAGTGCCAGGATCCGTCCGAATAGGCGCTCCTCATTCCAGCGCTCGCGGAATTTGACCTTAAGCGCTTCCCAGATCGCATCCCGGGCGACCGAATTGCCATGGAGCGCGGCCACGAAAAGAAGGGTTATCATTTCTTGCGACGTCGGACCGAAACAGGCGAGGCGCGCCGGCAGTCGCTTCTCGAAAAAGAGGTCACGGAAATATTCGCCGTGCCAGGAGACCCGGACGTCGCCCGGCTTCCTCTCCTGTTTTTCTCTCTCCGAGATATCCCCCCGCATCTTCGCTGTCCGCGATCGCAGGCAGGCCTTGTTAAAGCACTCCTGCTCGTCGTAGGTCGAAACCTCTCCGCTATCCTCAATGACCGTCAGGAAATGGGGGCAGGCCTTGCACTTCTCGTCCGGCCGGAAAGAGGACTTGACGCTCTCGTGGTCGTTATAGCCGATCTTGTTTTTGAACTTGAACCCGGTCGTCCCGTACTTTTTGCGAAGCGGGCTCTCATCCCAATGTCCGAGGAGCCAGTCGTTCTGCTTCTTCTTGAAGCAGCCCGGGTCGAGGCAGCGCGACTTCTGCGCGTCGTCGATCCCGAAGAGGCCCCGCTGGACCATCGTGTTCTTCGGGCAGGCCTCGCAGCCTTCCGGCGTGATTGGGAAATAGGCCAGGCTGAGCGCCGGCGATTCATTGTCGATCCTTCTCTTCAGCTCCTCGACAGTGGTCTGGCCGTCCCACCGGTCCTGCTCCATGGCCAGCCTGAAAAACTCCTTGAAATTCGGCGAGGCCTTCACCCGGAGGAGCTGCTCGAGGTGCCCGTACCGGAGCCGGCCTTTCCTCCAAGCCTCGAGTGCTTGCCCAGGGAGCGCCAGCACAGCCATCCGCCGGCGGATGTACTGCGGCGATATCCCCGTCTTCTCCGCGAGGCCCGGGATCCCATCCTCGCCATGCTTCCCGACGTAGGCCTTGAAGCTCTCGGCCTCCTCGAACTCCGTCAGGTCCTCGCGCTGCAGGTTCTCGATCAGCATGAAGTCGAAGGCCTGCTCATCGGTGAGCTCCCGGATGACTGCGGGGATCGTCTTTAGCCCCGCCAGGCTCGCCGCGTGGTAGCGCCTCTCGCCGGCGACGATCTCGAAGCTCGTGTTCTTGAACTTCTTAGGCCTGACGATGATCGGCTCGATGACGCCCTTCTCCTTGACCGACGCCGTGAGTTCGTCGAACTTCGGCCCGGTGAACTGCTTCCTCGGATTCCTGGGGTTTCCCGCCAGGTCGGCCAGCAGGATCTCCCGATAATTTTGCTTCATCATTTATCTCCTTTTTCCTTTTTTGTTTCGGTTGTTTCCGATTCCGTGTGATAGATGTTGAAATCCCCCGTAAAACCGTGGGCCTTGAAATACCGGAGAAACCCGTTGTCTGTCTCGTTGAAGGTTCGGCCGCTAAAATGGTTGTGCGTGATCTGGATGATGTCCGATATCTTTTTCCCTTCTATCCTGGTCAAGGTGTCAAGCATGCGGGCGGGGTCGGCCGTCACCCCTCCTATATCCAGCGTGCTGTAAATGTAGATATCCCCGTTCCTGAATTGGATGAGGATCGACTCGGTGGGATCCTTAAAAGCGATCTTAAAAAGATTGAATTTTGAGACGTAGGTCTGCGAGCCGAGGAGGATAATGACAGCGAGAACGGCGCAAGATATAAATAGGCATAGCCGGATTGCCCCGGGCGAATGGTCGCCTTTGGACGGCCTGGCCAAAAAAGATGTCATCAGTTCCTCGAAAAATTCTCTATTTCGACCCGCTTCTTCACCTCCGGGAATGACTCCATCCCGAGGATGTGCGAATCCGAAGGGAAGAAATATCGCCACTGATCCTTGACGTAATAGAAAAAGGCAACCGCGCGCTTGTCCGTGTTTTTCTTGAAGATGACTGCGGCCGTGAATTCGGATAGAGCCTGGATGCCCTCAAGCTCGAAGATCTCACCGCCCGGATTTCGGTCCCGGAAGGGGTTTGAGAACTCCCTGGCCACGCGCTCGGCCTCCGCCTTGAGCTTCAGGGCGATGTCTTTTCTCAAAATGGGACCTCCTCTTCCTCCTCATCCTCGCCCGGCTGCCGTTCGTCTTGCGGCCTGTTCGCCTGGACCTGGCTGATCTTCTCCTCCACGAGGCGCCTCAGGCTCTCCCTGGGCACGGTCTTCTTTGCCTCGGCGAGCTTCCGGTCCCTGATGTCGGCCCGGGCATGGGACTCGAGGAGCTCGGCGCGTCGCCTTGCCATCCAGCGGTCGTGCTCCTCCTGGGTGTCCTCCCAGAAGCCGAGGGGGTTCCGTTCCTTGAGGCCATGGTGGGGCGGTGCGCCGCTTTTGATTTTGGCCTGCTCCTCGGCGATCTTTTTCCGGTTCGGCCAATATCGAAACACGGCCCAAGCCCGCCGGCCTTTGATGCAATCACAGAACTTCGCCCGGCCCTCTTCCAGATACATCCCCCGGTTCTCACAGCGCCCACAGAACTCCGCGCCAGCCAAGTCCTCGGGCGTCGCCCAGGTCTGGTTCTTCATCACATCATTGAGGGCGTCGAGGATCGCGGACGGGGAGGGAAAGACGTGACCGGTGTAGGGGCGGTGGGTTTGGATGACATTATCGATCGCCTTGATAAAATCCTCGGGTCTGAAATTACGAAGAGTATTAAAATATTCATCTGGTGCTGGACATCTGCCAAATATTTTTTCAAGCCTGGATATCTGTTCAGAATAGAAATCTTTATTCATTCAACTTCTCTCCCTTCTCTTTTTCTTTTTCCTTAACCAACCATTCCCTGACTCCGCCAGTGACGTTGCCTCGGGTTCCACCATGGTCTTGAAGCCATTTAAGCCGATTGACGATCGTCACCTTCCAGTTTATTTTCCGTTTTGCCTTTGGCTGGGCATCCCAGTAGGCGATCATCTCCTGGAGGACGATGTCGATATCGCAGCCGGGATATGTTTTGGCCCAAAGAGCTTTTAACTCTTCAGTGATCCCTTCCCATCTTTTTGGCTCTTCATCAAGCACCAACATGATCTTTGGGGGCTCTCTTTTAAGATTCTTATTTTTAAGAGAAGAAGAAGCAGAAGCAGAAGCAGAAGCAGAGCGTGTTATAACATCATGCTTAACCCTTGTTATCATTTTGTTATGGCTCTTTTTCATTTTCCATCTCGAAAGCATGCCCTTCTGGCCTGCCATCGAACGCTTATCTGAAATCTCTCCCTCCATCACCATACGCCTGTTATATATGAGGCCATCGTTGGTTTTTGAATAGACATCGTGTTCGCCGAGTTCGGCCAACAGAAGAATTATTACCTCCTCCTTTTCACCTATAAGTTTTGTTAAGGTTTTGTTATCCATTTGTTTTCCACCATCGAGTAGAAAACCCTTTTTTTTACTTCTCGCCATAATCGAAAGCATCCTCATCCATAGTCCCTGCGCCGCCAAACTACACGCTCTCAGGCCGGTGTCCGATTCAAAGTCCGCCCAATACCATTTCGTCCAGGGGTTTTTATCTTCTCGCCCGGTATATTTATCGGCCATTATGATGTCCTCTCCTTCCTCCCCGCCACGGCATTATGCCGCGCCTTTTCCGGCTCAGGTCAAGGGGCGGGCTAAAGGCGGGAGGGAAGAGGTCAAGGGAAAGGAGGGGTTTTGGGACGTCGGGCAAATCAAACTCACGGTCCCGCCTCGCCTCTTCCGCTCTCTCGCTCGGACTCCCGCCATGATTCTCAAATTCGCTTCTCCGGGTCTCCCCGCTTCTCCAGGATGGCCTGGATGACTTTTGGATCCTCGAGGTCGCACTCATCGCCACAGCCGCAACAGACCGCGGCGTACTCGGTTCGGACCCGGTGCCTGGTGAGGTCCCGGCATTTGGGGCAGTAAATGATGGTCTCAGGCATCGGGACCTCTCATAACGATGGTGGTCTCTTCGTAGGTTTCGATCCCGGGAATGGCCATCGCTTTGCCGAGCCGCCTGAAGACCTCCTCGACCTTGGCCCGGTCAACGCAGAGATAATCCCGGGGCACCGCGGCGAGGTCGACGACCCGCCATCTCAAATCCCTCCGTAGGAATGTTCCCTTGATCTTGACCGGTTCTGGAATAATCGCCTTCGGCTTCTCAGGGATCTGCTCAAGGATCCGGTCTGTCTCCTCGGATTTTCCTTCCTTCTCGGCCGCTGCCGCAGCTCTCAGGGTCTCGAGTCTCTTCCGCTCTGCCTCCTCTCTCGCGCGCCGGGCTTTCTCCTCTGCTTCTCTGTGGACCTGCTCCTCGTCCGCCATATAGCGACCCATTTCAGCCTTGACGATATTGTCTGCCTGGATGAGTGGCCCCTCGCACCGTTTTTTCTGCTCCAAGGCCTGCCTGTGCGCTTTATTTGTGCTGTCAATTACTGGATCCCAGGCTTCCGAAATCTGCATCCGTAAATCCCTTATGCCATATCGAAACTCGTTCGCGGCAATGAAGCTCTCTTTGTCCGTAACCTTGATCGTCTTGGCCCTTTCCGATAAACTGAGCGCTCGCTCCTCGAGTGTGGTGATTGCCGTATTATGGTTATTTGGCATCGGTGCCTCCCGCAACGAATTTAGCCTCCTCCTCCGCCTCTTTTTTCAGCCGCTCGATCCGGGTTTTGAAGATTTCGATGGCGGCCTCGAACTCCTCCTTCTTCGCGAGCTCGCCGATGCGTTTCTGCCAATTCGGCGCGAGCTTGGAGCCCAGGCTCTCGTACTGCTTGACGTAAAACTCGAGGTCCTGCTTGAGCTTCTTGAGCGCGGCCTGCTCGAAGGCCTTTTTCTCTTTTTCCTTTTTCTTCTCCTCCTCCTCCGGGCTGAATCCGTTCTCCGGGAAGAGGTCCTCGGGCTGGCTCTCATCAGGCGCCGGCAGCATGATCTCCGTCGGCTTGATCTTCCCCATGAGCTGGAGCTTCTTGAGCGAGGTCCCCTCGAGCGATAGCTTCATCGTGAAATGGCTGCTCGTCTTCATCTCCTTATCCTCGATTCTGTGGATCTCGAGCGGCTCGCGTTTGAGCAGGAGCGGGATCATGGCGATCCGGCCGGCGATACCGCGGATGAAATCAATTCCGCTGTTAATGTCGATGATGCTGTTCTTTGAGCTTGTGTTGATCTGCCAGACGGCCGCCGCCTCTTCGACCTCAGGAAGAATAAACTGCAGGGCGCCCACGGCCTTGCAGGCGCCCTTTTTGAGCAATTCGCAAGGGCAAGCGATTTTCTTCATCTCGCCTTTGTCGAAATCCCAGGCGAAGGCCTCGGCACCGTCACCCTTGCAGAGAAGGATCCCGTTTCCGTAACGCCGGTACCACTGCTGGAAAAAAACTTCCTCGTTCTCCACCGGAAACATGACGATAAGCGCCTTGGGCTCAGGGCCATAAACTTTCTGGACGATCTCCGGACAAACAAAATGGTCGACCTCGGCCGGATATTCGACCTCAACATTCTTCCCGCCCTTTTGGACGGTCTTGATTTTTTTGATTCCCAGGCGGATGATGCCCGCGCGGGGCAACCTCCGCTTTTCACTCAATCCTTGAATTGGCATTTTTATCTCCTTTGACTCGCAGAACATCTATAAAGGTGACGATTTTCGCCTGCTCGAGCACGCCCGCATCGATCATCCCATCCTTGATCGCCGCCTGAATCCGTTTAAGGTCAGGTCTTGCGATAAGCAGCCACTTATCGCCAACCACCGTGAGCAGGTAGTCCTCATCCAGAGTCGACTTTTTCATGACGCCGTGGATGATGGCTTGGCCGTTGACGGAAATCTGCTCAAGGCCCGTCGCTTTGAAGTAGCGCATGAGGATGTCCCGGAGACGCTCGGCTTCCTCGGCGATTTGCTTTTCCTGCGCTTTGAGCTCGATGTAGCGGGCCGCCGCGCTCTCGACCAGCTCCTGCTCGGGCGGTTCGATCGTTTCATCCGCGACGAACGCCGGGGCCTCCGGCCGAGGGATCCCTTCCCAGCAGTGCGCCTCATATCTGCAGTAGGTACATTTGATGGAATCCCGTTCGAAGGGCCGCATGGGGCATTCGCCGGACTCAATGGCCTTATCCAGCGCCGTGAAGCGGGCTTTGATGATGGCAATGCGCTCCGGATCGTAATCGAGGCGCCAGCCGCAGATCGGCATGGGATCGGCGATCATCGCGCGGTCAATGTAGACGATGAAACCGTAATCCAGGATATTTGACTCGCGCACACCGTTGGCCGAGCTTTCCTTGAGGCGGTCGATGTACCAGAGGACCTGATCGACTTCGTCCTGGCTCGGCTCCTCATCGCCAAAATTGTAGGGATTTTTTGTTTTGATCTCGACGACGGCAATCCCCTTTTCCATCTCGATGAACTTGTAAACGGCGGCGATGAAATCCAGCCGGCCGGTCGCCTTGTGAGCCCAGTCCTCGAGGCCGTATTCAATATCGCGCCCCGCCTCGATCAGGCCCCGCTTTCTGGCCCTGGCCTGGATATCATCATGTAGCAAGTTCCCGGCGTTGAACATCATGAGCGTCTTAGCCGTGATCGGCCGCTTTTTCTCCGGGCAGGTGAAGTCGTAGAAGGTCGCCCGGTCGCACTTGCCCACGTCCGACATGTAGAAGTAGCCGCGCTTCTGATGGTCCCGCTGGCCGGACCTGGCCTTCCAGTCCTCGAGGTAGCTTTCGACGATCTCCCGGATGAGGAAATGATCGCTTCCAAGTTTTTCGATCATCTGAATCTTTCCCCCGCCTGGGCCTGCGCGTTGAAGATGAAATCCTCGATAAAAGAAGAGATCTGTTCCGGCCTCTTGACACGCTTCTCGTATTGGAGTATGAGATTAATGAGATCTCGCTTCTCCATTCGGAGAAGGCGTTCTTCTTGCCCGGCTTGCCCAAGCTGGGCTTTTTTTTCTTCAGTCATTTTTGCCTCTCAATCAAAAATTTCCCTTGCTTTGTTCAGAACGGGGAGACGCGCCGGCCTCCCCTTCCGGACAACCTCTTGGCCTGTGTCCGCCGATTTTCTGTCGCCACACCTCCCTCTCCGGCTTCCAGCCGCAGAGCCGGACTTTTATTTCCTCGATGGCTTTACACGCGACGATAGCAAGCAGCAAGCCGACGCTGCCGAGGTAGAGCCATCCGAAGATGATCATCTGACTCCTCTAATTGCTCGCCATGTTCAGTGTGGCGGCATAGCAGTCAGCACCGTGGTCCGTCACTTCGATCGAGCCGTCCCGGTGCCGCTTGACGATTTTCTCTTTCAAAAAAACCTCGAGCATGACCCGCTCCGGGAATGTCGGCGTGAACGATTCGGGTCGGCAGAGTTTTTTCAAGAAAACAATTTCCTCCGGGCTAAGGACGTAATTCATTTTTTCCTTCCTTTGTAGTTTTGGATTTTATTCAAAGCCTCACTTAAGAGGGTGGTCGCCAAGGTCAAAGATTTTCGTTTATCCCACATTCGTTTCCGGTGGTTAGGTGTGCAAAATTCCTGCTTTGGGCGCCGCGGCCTGAATCGTTTTCCGCAAAATGGACAAGCCCGAATTTTGCGCCAGGATCGCGCAGGGCGGGACTTTGGTTTTTCTAATGGTTTGCTACGTCTTTTCGTTTTTATAGCGTCCTGGACGCATGTTTTTGACGTTCTCCGGGGTATGCGGCTCGTGCCGGCCGGCGTTTTTCGCGCCATCATCGAATCTCCGCCGCGATCTTCTGTTTTATCTCCCCGGCCCGCTCCATGAGCCGGGTGAGGAGCTGATGAATCTGTTTCGCTTCCTGCTTGCTGACCTTCCCGTCGTCGAAGGCGCGCTCAATGGCATCAAGGGCCTTGCCGTTGAGTATCGAGAGCTCGATCTCCTCCTTCTGGATTTCCTTCGAGCACAGCTTGCCGGCGGGCGCCGGGATCGGGAGATAGCCGCAGGGCTCGCAGAAGAAGTCCAGGAACTCGACGTCCTTCGTCGCCCGGATCAGGTCGACGATCCGGTCCGGCGGCATGATGTTCTCGCCGCGGACATAGCGGTAAAGGGTGTCCGTGGCGACCTGCATTTCTTTGGCGATGGCATCGACGCGGTATTTCTTCTTGATGATGAAGTTGACGTAGAGTAGGGCCGAGAACCCTGAAATCGAGCTTGAATTTAGATTGCTGTTCAACCGCCTTCTCCTTTAATCTTTTAAGTTAAGGAATAAGCCGATGACCGATGTATGCTCTGAGCCCTTCTTTGGGGATCAGGATAAACTTGCCATTGCGCACGCACTGGCCAAGGACGCCGCCGTGCACCTTTTCTCGGATCGTCCGCGTCGAACAGCGCAGGCTCGCGGCGGCCTCCCGGACGGTCAGGAAGTCGAACTCAGATGGATTCATTTTTCCCCCATGAATTTGCGGATTTTATACAGTGTCCTGGGATGCGGGCGTGTGGTTTTACCCTTAAGGATATCCCCGACCGTAGAATGGGAAACTTTTAAAATTAGAGCAATTTGATGTAGTGTGAGGTCGCGCTCAAAGCAAAAATTTTGAAAGCGGTCAAGTAATTGATTTGTATTTAAATTGTCCATTGGCGAATTTAAATATAACTCAAATATATGGCGCTGTCAAGTGTTTTTTTAAAGTATTTTCGATTTTTATTAAAATAAATTTAGGTTTAAAATAGGAGGTAATTCTTAAAGGAGATTGCCTTGGATGACCTTAAAAAAGAAATAGGTTTGAATGTAAAGATGATCCGTAAGAAATGCGGGGTAAATCAGCGCGATCTCGCGAAACAAATAGGAAAGATCAGAGCGGAGACAATAAGTCGGATTGAGACCGGCCAAGCCAACTTTAGAATAGATACGCTAATCAAAATCGCCGCGGCCCTTAAAGTGGATTTAAGTACTCTCTGCATGAACCATGACAAAATTTCAAAAAATGGATTCGATAAATTTATGTGCTTTTTTATGGAGACTTATCAGGAGTTCCAAAAGCGGAAAGAGGACAAAGATTTAAAGTAAATGGGACTTAAGCTCAGCTTCTTTCCTGCGACCTGCCCAGGTTGCGGGAAGCCAATAATCGCCCATGACCTCGCCACGACGGGGCTTTATCTGGCGCACTGTAAAAGCTGTGGAAAGGAATGGGAGATCAGGAAGGGATTAAATGGGGAGGTCGCGGAGATCAAGCCTAAACTGACGCATTAGGGAGCGAGTCATGAAATGCTATCTGTGTGAACAGGATGCCGAAATTCGGGAAACTCCGGACCTAAACAGAGGTAAGTTCGTTATATGCGAACACTGCGGAAGGTATATACTGGCCTGGGAATCGCTTCAGTTCATGATAGACCAGAAGAGGCTGGAGGCTGAAGACCTTATTAAGTTATCAAAGTGGGTAATTGACCATCCTCCTCGGATTACTCTAAAAACAATCGAGGAAGTAACCGGAAAGAAATCTGAAGGCGAACTAATCCGTTGATTTATTTTGGGATAGGAGTGAGGAGTTAAAACATGCGAAGAGGTGCGGCTCTTTTAGGCACAGTCTTCATTCTATTCAATTTTCTGATTGCTCAAGAGCAGAAGGAATCCGTCCTGTTCGAATCGGCCCTAAAAGATGCGGTCTTCAGCCCGGACCTGAGTCGCGGTGAGACCCTGAGCCCCTCGGGCAGTATGTACGGCTGGTGGACGCTAAAATTCGAAAATGGAGCGGTGATCCTCCACTACAGCACGATGATCAAATTGAGCCAATGGTGGATCGGCGAAACCTATGTGGTCAGTACCGTGATCGGGCCTTCTTTTGAGGAAAGCCACTATAAAGTCGAAAGGAAAAGCAAGAAAAAAGACTCATAGGATGGCCCTCCACAAGCACGGCCGCTTCTACTGGCTCGATGTCTGGGTCGAAAAGAAGCGATATCGACGGTCACTTAAAACCGATAACTACTTCGAGGCCCTCGATCAAGCCAAAAGGGTTCTTGGCAAGCTGAAGGCCGCGGCCCGGAAGGACGACATCCTTTTCTCGGAGTTCTGCCGCCGGTATCTGGACTATGCCTGGAGCACGAAACCGGCCTCGGCGATCATGGAGGCGCAGCGTCTGCCAAAAATCCAGGCCTTCTTCGAGGCTTCGGGGATCACGCTGCTCTCCGAGGTCACGCCCTACCACATCGAGCAGCTCCGGGCCTGGCTCAAGGAGAGGAAGGATGATCCGGTCAAGGAAGGGAAGAAAAGGAAGCCGGACAGGTCGAAGGCCACGCTCAACCGCTATCTGCAGTTGCTGCGCGGGATGTTCTATCGGGCGATGGACTGGGGTCTCTACCCGGGGCCGAATCCGCTGCGAAAGGTCAAGTTTTTCCGGGAGTCCTCGCCGGTAAAGCCGCTCTCCGAGGCCGAGCTCGAGAAGGTCCTGGAGGCGGCCCGGGCGATCAGCGACAAGCCGGCCTCCCCGCTCCAGAAGGCCTTTTATGACCTCGTGCAGTTCGCCCTGAATACGGGCCTCAGGAAAGCGGAGCTCCTGGGCCTCCGCTGGCATGACATTAAAGACGGGGAAATCGTTGTCCGGGGCAAAGGGGATAAGATAAGGGAGGTCCCACTGAACCAGGCCGCGCAGGCTGTCCTGGCCCGGCAGGCGCGCCGCTCGGAGTTCGTGTTCTACATCCCGAACCGCGACCGGCCCGGCCTCTTCCGACGGACCACGGCGCTCATATCAAAGAGAGCCGGTGTCCCCTTCCACTTCCACCTGCTCCGTCATTTCTTTGCGACTGCGCTCCTGGAGAAAGGGGCGGACCTGGTCACGGTGAGCGAGCTGCTCGGCCATTCGAGCTCCATGACGAGCCTGCTCTACACGCACACGGACCCGGACCGGAAAAGGAGGGCCGTGGAGCTTATGGATAGAACGGGCGGCCCGATAGTCGGCCGCCTAACTCAAAAAACGAGGAGGGATTAAAATGGCTGCATGTCCGTTTCTATTGGCTGGAGTTCTGGCCTCAAGCGAGATGGCGAGAGACGTTCGCTTCCAGGAAGAGGAAGACAAGAGGCAGGCTTATTTTGGAAGACTCACGAAGCGGGCCGAGTGCCTAAAAGAGAACTGCGCCGTGTTCTATGAAAAAGGTTGCGCCTTTAAAGAACTTCTGGAACTTTACAGAGACCGCCTGAGCTCTCTTCTGGCGAGTAAATCGAAAAAATAGGGCTCAGTGGGCATGGAGAAGAACACGAAAACGGCGGAGCGTTGGACACATTTCTGGACACATGGCACATGGACCCGAAAGGGCCCCCTGGCCGCAAATAGCTGATACTAAAGGGAAAGTGGAGTACCCCTGGCCGGACTCGAACCGGCGACACATGGATTAGGAATCCATTGCTCTATCCATACTGAGCTACAGGGGCACCCGCGTCAAAAAAGATTGTAACTTATTGATTTCAATTTAGCAAGCGGGATGAGCTCGCCGCCACAGAAAGCTCCTGGCCGGAGCCTCTCTCAAAGGTATTGACGGGATTTTGACGTCCTCGTAACCACTCGCCGAGGGCCTCGAGAGCCGTTTGCTTGTCCGCATCAGTTGGGTGGACATAACGCATGGTCATCTCGACCGACGCATGGCCGAGTATCCTGGAGGCCGTCACGACATCGATCACCCTGACGAGCTGCGAGGCTGCGATGTGCCTGAGATCATGGAAGACAATGCCCTTTTCCCGGCCGCCCGGGATCTTCGCCGCTTCCAGGGCCGCGCTGAACGATTTTCGGATGCTCTTGACGTGGGTTCCGCCATTCGGGAAAACATATTCGCCATGGCGTTTGATCGCCAGGAGTACCCGAAGCAAGTCCCCACCGATCGGGATCGTCCGTTCTCTCTTGCTCTTCGAGTTTGTCAATGGGATCGTGAGTCGGCGCCGCGGGAGGTCAATCTGATTCCACTTGAGACTCAGAATCTCAGAAAGCCGCATGCCGGTGAGAAGTGCTATCTCGATGACTGGCCGCGTGCGCGGGTCCGCACAGGAGATTAGGCGTCGCATGTCTTTATCGGTCAGGCCGAGTTCAAGGATTCTCTGCTCACGGCTGTTATTCTCCTCAAGGCGCCTCACTCCCTTCTGGCCGATCGGGTTTGATTCGATTACTCCATCTCCCACGGCCGCATAGAGGATGCTGACCAGAAGACTGCGCTCCCTGTTTACCGAGGCCGGTCGCAAGCCCGCCTTTATCCTCTCCGTCATGTAATCGCGGACCAGATTCGGCCTGATCGCCCTGAGTGGCACGTTCTTGAACGTGCGGTTAAGCGCTCGGAGGGAAGCCTCGTCTCGCGCTGCGCTCCGTTTCTGCTTCCATTCGGCGCTGTCCAGAAGCGCCCTGGCATATTCGCCGAAGGTATCGCTTGCCGGTTTCGGGCTGATCAGGTCCTCGACCTTCCCTTCCCTGGCCGCGATCCGCAGCTTGGCAAGAAATGTCTTGGCTTCCTCTTTTGTGTGTCCAGCAAAGCGCCGGACCCGGCGATAATTCAGCGTGATCTCTGTGAGATAGTGCGCCGGTTTGCCATCCGCCGCCGGAATGAAGACAAGGTTTTTCTCGTTTCTCATGCCTCACCTCTCAAAGAATTTTCCTGATTCGCCTAAGTCCGCGCCGGATGGCTCTTCGGCTTTCCGGGAGCGGAATGACCCTATCCTCAAGCCAGCGCCGGACCTCCCGGCCCGTAACGCCGATGAATAATGCCGCCGTCTCAGGACTGATTTTCTTTTCCTGAATAACGCGCTTGAGTTCTCTAATGATTTCGATCATGCCCTTAGTATAAAACAGGTGTCAAGTTCATGTCAAGTCTTTTTTTCCGTGAGGGAAACAGGCGGCTCCGAAAGCTTCGTTCTTCTGCCGAAGACCGGCGTCCCGTGTTCAATAAATGAGACCTTTCGGCCCAGGCGATCAAAACCGTCAGCCGTGAGGCCCTCGATCAGATTCGCAACCTCCCCGGCGGATGGCGAATATCCATGGCTGATACGATCTGTGAACTCTCGCCGTTTGCGTTCAAACTCTGTCTCCTCTGTCGTCTTTTTTTCTTTCAGCAATCCCTTGATCAGATTTTTTAGTTTGTCTTTGTTCATGTTTCTTTCTCCAAAGTGACCCGCAGCTCTTCCAATTGCGCTTCCGTGAGCGCATCGAGTCGCTTATCTAACACATCTTCGGGAAGGCCCAAAAGCGCCTCGGGCACTATTCCCGGCCCGGACTTTTTATCAGTTTTGAAACTGTCCCCAACTCGCCATATCATCGGCTGCGGTCTGCGCGTCTGGTCCTGAAGCATAAAAATCAAACCGCATAAAGCATTGCCCTCATCTTCCGGCGCTCCGCCATCCGTGTCAACGGAATCGCGTCCTCCCGTCCTCGCCTTTCTCACTAAAGACTTGAGCTGTGAGACCAGCGGCTCTTTGTTGGGGATCTCCACCAGCCCGGCGTTGAAAGCGCCCTCCGCTTCGATGTAGAGCTCACTCTTCGTCTTTTCGGCCCGCAGGTAATTTATACCGGCCTTCTCAAACAGCGATGAGGCAAAATCGCCACTGAACTTGTCGCCGATCACTTCAAAAACATGATATGACTTTAAGAGCTCACAGTATTGCGCCGTCACTTCTTCGGGATTGAATTTCGGCGCCCGGCTGCGGATAACCTCCACGATCACCCGCTCACCCTCGAGTCTTCCAATAGCGATGGCGTATGAATCCCGGCCTCCCCCACCTGCCACATCTACAAAGGCCATGCGGGTTCCTCCGGCCCGGAAAGGAAGCTCCATTGGTCGATCAGGATTCACGGCGCGGTCGATCACGGCCGGGTCATACATGCCGCTGAGATCAGTCCTGAAACGCGCAAGCCATTCTTGCTCAAATGCAATTTGGTTTTTTCTCCTGGCCGCCTCAAGTTTCTTTTCGCTGTAGTCGGGCCGGAATGTATAAATGTCGCCCTGCAGAACCAGGACCTCCGCGTCTGCCTTCCCCCAATAACGTTTATAGTCATTGTAAATTTCCCCCCTCATCATCCAGGGACTGCTGATTTTCACGCATTTCGAGTGTGGAAAACTCAACCCCGGCCTGGCCGCGTCCAGGACTTCTTTGTCAATCGACTTTCCCTCCCATTTCCAAAACGCGGACTCATCGCCAATAAAACAAATCAAACTCTGCCCGCGAATCCGCGCCTGGTTGCAAGGAAAAACCTGAATTGAAACGCCGTTCGTCAAGGTGATCTCATCCGAAGTCACCTTCTTAATTAGTTTTCGCAGGACTTTTGATTTCTCCAATTTGTCGAGACAATAATCAAACACGATCCGGCTCTGCCGCTTCAGCTCCGAAGACACGATCATCACAACGCCCGTCTCCCCCACACTCAGCTTATGTTCCCGTGCGCAGGCCTCATACAGTGCGATGTTGGATGCCAGCTTGTCACTTTTGCCCGATCTCCGCGAAAGTATAAACGTCGCCTCCGGCCACTCCCGAGGCTTATACTCTGAAAGGCCCGCCGTCTTTTGGTAAATAACCAGCTCCTCCGCCGTCAAGGGCAACCCGTATATCGCCTTGAGCGCCATCCGCTGCGCCGGAGACATGGACTCGTCACCGATGATGTTCTCAACGAAATCGACGATGTTCACTGTTTCACCTTCTTTGCCCGAGGTCGCTCCCGTGGGAGAGACCCTTTCAAAAATCTAAGTGATGCAAATGCACCACTTAAAACATGGGCGGATTACCCCCAACCTGGTTCTCCCGAGATACCAAGTCTGTTCTTTTGCCTTTGGGCAAGAATTGCCCAGTGGAGCGCCTATTATTAAGTCCTCTTTGGTTACGCCCCTTTCAAGGCCATGGGTTAGAATTATTTTTTCCGCCTTCCTCATCTCCTCCGCCTCCGTACCTCCGGCCTTTCATCCCACGCTGCCTTCTCCCTTGCCTCGGCAACCTCGAGCGCCTTAGAGAGAAGCGGAATCAAAGGCCGAAGCGTATGCGCCCGAATCGTCAGCCCAGGATGCCGCTCCATCTCAGTCTCGGGCGGTTCTTCACTCAAACAAATGAGAGCGTAGATATAGGGCACCCCACCGTAATCTCCCACAGAAACCCGAATCTCCTGCGTCGAGTTCTTGGGCACAGCTCCAAGACGCTGTCTGTCGGTTGTTCCACTCATTCTCTATCTCTCCTCCCCTGTGGCGTCATCGCCCTTAATTTCGCGTGACATGGCCTCCAGAGTGCCTTCTTTCGGCCCAGGTTGCGTTTTCTCGGCCTCCTCCGATGAATCACCCGCGCTTTTGGCCTTGCGCTCATCAAATTCTCTAATAACGTCCTGAATCGTTAGGGCATCATCACCCTTGCGCTTGTCCAGGCCCAAGAGCGCCAAGCAGTCCTTGATATGACGGTTGAAGCTAAGATAGTGAGCCGTCAGGCCGGAAGTCAGGCGGCCCCGATTATCCAGAACGCCGTGCTCTCTGGCATACTCTTCGATCAACCGGATGACTCCCAAAAATGTAATGACCCGATCAATCAAAACTCGCTGCGCCATGCTCAGCTCTTCCTCACTCGTCGCCAGGTCATGAATCAAACCCTCCCTGACAGCCGTCAGATAATGGCCGATATACTTCCGCTTCTCCGGCAGCGTTCCTCTGGTCAAGAGTGAATAACCGCCGTGCCGGGCCGGGCGGCCGATCGTCTTCCCTTTCCTGCTTTTCGTAGCCATTTCATAAGCCTTTTATTTGCAATAAGTTAGCCTTATCTTTATTTATCGAACACGTCAATAATCCCGTCAATTTCCCGGATATCAGGGGGAAAATATGGACAAGTAGTCCAGCGTGTGGCGCGAATCCAGTGCGACTTGAGAGGCCGACGGAGGCGATCTCTTTACTCGCTTTTTGGTTTATCATTGGCTGAGTCCTAAAATCAAAAGCAACACCCCCCAGTGTATACAAGACCGCTACCCCCAGTGTATACAAGAAGGGGTGACGAAAAATTGTGCTGTTTTCGGTTTCCCCTGTAAACCGCTACCCCCGTCGTATACATGTGCTTGCTACCCCCAGTGTATACATATTATATACTTATACCAGGTATTCCGTGAACTGACTGGCGGCTTCATTTCTTCATCCCGAATTCATCATACTTGCCGGTTAGTTGGTAGAAGGTGGCTTTTCCAAAGAGGCCGCCGCCGTCGACGCGTTTAATCCAATCCTTTTCTTCAAGCTCATGAAACCCTTCGTTAATTCTTGTTTGTCTTAACAGGCCGGCGTAATGTATTTTTAATATTTCCCGATAAGTAAGTTTGACCGTGCCGTCATTTTTAGCCGGATTCCGTTTCGCCTTCAGAAGAAGATACAGACATTTCGCCCGCGGAGAAAGTGCCGCCCATTCAGGACAGCCGAAGAGTACTTCTTTATGTATGCCCACGTAGGGTCTTGGATCACGTTTGTGTGTCATCGTCGCCACCCTTGTATAAAAAGCGGACAGGACCACAGAAACGGCCAAGGGTGGCGCCCTCCACCGCTGCGGTCCCGCCGCTCATTTGTTTTTTCATCCTTGTCACCCGTTGACCATTTCGACTTCCGGCCCAGCCTCGAGCACCCGTTGTGCCTCGTTGAGAGCTCGAATCAAGTCAGGTAAAACCTCGGTGCTGAGAGTGAGTCCTTTGTGTGTCGCGCACTCGGCTCCACTCTGCCCCGCCTTCTCAGCGACCCAAACTCTAATGTCACAATAACTCTGGCCGCGAAATTCTTGAAGATGAACCCGCACCTTCTCCAGACTGTTCTTCTGGAACTCGGCGACCAGCTTTGTTTTTTCTTCACTCATATCAAACCTCGATTTTTATTTCCCCTTCTTTTTGTTTCAGGTGAAACGCTATGCGTTACAGCTGTTCCTTCGATGACCTGAACGTTGATACGAATCTGCCGACCGATCCGCAGGACTGCGCCTTCAGGTAGTTGATGCCGGGCCGCCAACGAGTAGAGGGTTTTTGCGGACTTCAAATGGAAATAGGCTGCGGCTTCGGCGATCGTGCACCAGGTTCCGTCTATCATTTCAGCGCCTTAGTAACAGAGGGGGGCATTTCAGCCCCCCCGGACAAGAGAACAAATTGGAAAAACTCAAAAAGTTGGCCCACTGTGCATCACTCAGTAGGTCAGACTTCATCCCTTTTCTCATGCAATCGGTGCGTGGAGCGGCAGCCCTTTCACAACGTGAGCCTCCATCGGCGTGCCGTTGGCCATCGTGCCGGTCACGTCAAAACTGATAGTGACATAGCGGGCTGAGCCAACATAACTGCGCTGATGAACACAATTGGCCTCATTGTTTGCATCAATGACAACGGTGTTATTTCCGCCGATGAGGTCGTCGTCGTCGATGGCACTGAAGACAACGTTGTTGGCCGACTCCAAAAACTTGATCGTGACGTAGTTTGAGCCGTTAAACAGATCGCCGACTGCGCCGATCTTAGCAACCATTAGGCAGCCGGTAACGCCGAGTAAGTCTGTCCCTGTGCCATTGCCCGTGGCGTCGTTGCTCACAAGTTGCGGCGTAACGACAGTCGTTTCCCTATAACTATGGTAAAGGTCTCTCATTTTCTCATCCTCCTCAGGCTGCAATCAACATTTTCTTGATCGCATTCGCGTCCGTGACCTGGCCTCCAACCCTTCGGCGGGCATAGAAGCCGATTTGACCATACTCTACGTATTTCTCCACAAGTCTCTGCACGGAAATGTCAACGCGGTCAACGATTGTGTAGGCCCGCTTGAAGTCGCCAAAGACGATCGGATAGGCGGCGTTCGCCACATCGGGCATGTCTGGACACTCTACGACTTTATAACCGGCCAACGTGTCAGGCTGCCCGCCCGCGTAGCTCGGCTGCCATAAATAATCATTTTGGTTGTTCTTGATTTTCCGGACTGCGAGGGCTGTGGCTTTATTCATGATAAAGGTTCCGGCTCGCCGATATTCCGAAGGCAAAGAATAGACAATGTCCAAAATCGCATCAGCCGTGATGGTATTGCCATCACCGGAATTAGACGAGCCGACATTGGCGTTGGTCAGGATGCCTTCAGGCTGCCCTGTGTTATTCCCGGTCACGAATGCAGTCCCCTCAAGTTTTGCAAAGCGCAAAGAGAACTCGCCCATTAACCAATTGTCGATATCGATCCCTGCATCCTCGAGAAACGATTTGGCCGCCCTGATCAGCGCGTAGGCTTCATGCGGCGTGATGGTTTCAAGGCCGAGACTATAGCCCGTCGTTTCCGTTCTGTTACCGATTTCAGCGACCCAGGCACAGTCGAAAGTGTTGGCTGCTTTGGGAAGTTCGAGCGTAGACCCAGTCGTGGTCATAACCCGTGCGATTGACCGGATCGGCGAGAACTCAGTGACACCTTGTATGATTTGTCGGCTGAATTCGGCCGGTGCCCAGTATCCGCCCAAACTGGCATCTGCCACTCGAAGGGCCTTTTTTTCAACGGCGCGTTCGCCTTCGCGTAGATATCCCGAAAATGATTTTTCTTCCATGCTGGAAGGGACATATTTCGCCTCAGCGGAGTTTCTAATCATCAGCCGTCTGCCCTCAATTTCTTTTTTGTCCAAGAAGCTTTCGACTCTATCCAATCGTGTTTTGAAGCCGTCGATGCCGGACTGAATCTCTCTTGTTAATCTTTCGAATTCATCCACAATAAACCTCCATAATTTAAGTTCTGGGATGTAGAATGGGAAGGAATACGAAGCGTGCCCCTTTTAGGGGTTTCTTTCCGCCACATCTCTACACCTCTCGTCCGTCGGCTTGGTTACCGACTTCCGACAGGTGTATCGCACGATGGCGGCGGGCTGGCGGATATGCGTTTTTTTTCGCGGAGTGGTTATTACCGGGTCCGCGGCGACGTGGACGCTACCGGCGTCGCAATCCCCAGCGCTTGCGCAGCTGAGGCTATAAAATTTGTCTTTTATCATAAAAATTTTAACTCAATTTTGTATTTTTTTAACAACCAGCAAAATTCCTGAAATCCAATTTGGTAATCGACGTTGTCGAAAATTATGGCGTCATTTGTCCCATGGACTTTTTTCCGCAATTCGTCCAAAACGACGCCTATTTTCTTATTGAATTCTTCCTCTGTCGCCCTTTGCAGAGCTTCGGTTTCTCGGACCGGCTGCCAAACGCGCTTTTCATCTTCGCTTAGCTCATCTCCCCACTTTGCAACTTTCCGCTGAGTGACTTCAACCTCTGGCCATAAAATAGCCGGGTCCGTGTTCAAGACCTCAGAAATTTTGCCCCTCATTTTTCCCGATCCGTTCTTCTTCCCGTTTTCGATGCAATTGACCCAATATCTGCTGACCCCCAGCCGAACGGCAAGCTGTCCTTGACTAAGCCCGACTTTTTCTCTGGCAAGTTGAAGGCGGAAATTTCTTTCTCTCTTAGCGGCCTCTTTGAGGTATCCCACACGATTAAAAAAAAGATTTAACTTACATTCATTTTCTTCAAAACAATCGCGAGTTATAACTCCGTCCTCATACTCTTGCTGATTTTTCCTTATCGCTTCGATGATAATCTGATCAAGATCAAAAAGTGTCGATTTAATTTTCTCATCCAT